ACAGCCTAGCTTTGCTCAAGTTGCAAATAAAGGTGATATTACATGGTCTAGTGGATCGTATGCGCAACCAGGAGAACGTATCTTCTCATTCGTTGCTGGTACAAGTAGACAAGACTCTGTTGTGACTACTGCCGACATTGATCAGCTTAAAGAATTATCAGGTGCTCCTCTTGGGGGTGACTATAAATTCCCAGACGGTCCTGATATTCTTGCGGTGAACGCATTCTGTCTATCAGGTGATGTTAAAGCGTCTATTCAGCTTCGTTGGTCTGAAGCACAAGCATAATAAGGAATAACTACCAATGGTTGTAAAACTAAGTGATCATCTAAATATTAGTCTAGGTTTACAGGCACTTGTTGACTCTGCGGCTGTTACTGCCATTATCAGAGACACTAACATTGCCATGGACTCAGGCACTATGGGTGACTTTGTAGGAACCATTGGTGGTAAGGGAACTGATGCAGGTATCACAGTTCTAAACTCTGGAACCAATGATGCTGATGTCTTACTAAGACTAGACTCGGCATATGCGGCTACATTAAGTGGAACACAAACTCTTACTAACAAAACTATTAACCTATCAAACAATACACTGACTGGTACTATTGGTCAGTGGAACGCCGCTCTTAGTGGTGGTAATTCCTTTGCATCCTTGACAGGTACAGAAACATTTACTAACAAAACACTTACATCACCAAGTATCACTGGTATCGGTGCAATTGGTGGATCTATTACAGATATTAGTACATTCTCTCTTAGAGATACTACTGTTGCTTCATATGAACTACTATTTGCCGCTAACAGTTCTGTAAATGCAAGTGCTGATAGAACACTAACCTTTGATGTTGGTAATGCCAATAGAACATTAAGTGCATTGGGCAACCTATCATTTGGTGGCTCGTTTACGACATCAGGTGCACACACAACGACACTTACTACAAGCGGAACAACTGCACTTACTTTACCGACATCTGGTACGCTTATCTCGAAAGATGATAGTAGTGACATTTCTGGCATTAGAAACATCACTGTAACAGGTACTGTTGACGGTAGAGACGTATCCTCAGATGGGTCAAAGCTTGATAATATTGAAGCAAATGCTGATGTTACTGATGCAGGTAATGTTGGATCTGCTTTAACATCATTTGCAACAGGTACAGATGCTGATGGTGCAGACCTTATACCAGTATACGATGCCTCAGCAGGTACATGGGAAAAGCACACTATTACTAATGCCGCTTTAGCAGGCGATAAGGGACAAAAAGGCCAAGCTGGTACAATTGGTTCTGATGGAGACGCAGGTGCTAAAGGTCAAAAGGGCGAAGTTGGTGCCAAAGGTCAAAAAGGTGAAAAAGGCCAAAAAGGTGAAGTTGGAGCCGCAGGTGCTAAAGGTCAAAAAGGTGAGATTGGTGCAACTGGTAATAATGGGACAAACGGTGCTAAAGGCCAAAAGGGTCAAAAGGGTCAAAAAGGTGAGATTGGTGAATCTGGTTCTGGTGCCGCTGGTATCAAAGGTCAAAAAGGTGAAGTTGGAGCCACAGGTGGAACTGGTTCGGCTGGTACTAAAGGCGATACAGGTCCTCAAGGTCAAAAGGGAGAAGGCAACGAAGCCATTACAAGCACCACAGCACCAGGTAGTGCGGTAGACGGTGACCTGTGGTGGGATGATGAGACAGGATCCTTATATATTTACTATAACGATGGGACTTCTAGTCAATGGGTACAATTTAATAATTCGGTTGTTTCTGACGGTGCTATTTCCACGGCTAAACTTGCTTCTAACGCAGTCACTGCGGCTAAAATGGCTGATAACTCTGTTGACTCTCAACACTATGTTGATGGTTCTATAGATGCCATTCATTTAGCATCTAATTCCGTAACCCAAGTTAAGCTTGCCGATGATGCTGTCGGATCAAATGAATTGAAATCTGTCGTATCCTTTGTGGTGTACAACTCAGCAGGTACCGCACTCAAAACTATATACGGCGCAGGAGGCGCATAATCATGGCGGCAATTAATTTCCCATCATCGCCAGCAAATGGCGCAACCCACACCGCTAACAACGTCACATGGACATTTGAAAGTGCAAAAGGTGTGTGGAGAGCTACTACCTTTGCGGATGCTCCTCAAGGCGTAAAAGGTCAAAAAGGTGAGAAGGGTCAAAAGGGTCAAAAAGGCGAAGTAGGTCAAAAAGGTCAAAAGGGACAGACTGGTAATACTGGTAATACTGGTTCAACTGGTGCCAAAGGACAAAAAGGTGAGATTGGTAATACTGGTAATACTGGTAGCACAGGTAATACTGGTAGCACTGGTTCAACTGGTGCCAAAGGACAAAAAGGTCAAAAAGGACAAACTGGTAGCACTGGTGCCAAAGGTCAAAAGGGTGAGATTGGTGCAACTGGTAGTACTGGTAGCACTGGATCGACAGGTAGCACAGGATCTAAGGGACAAAAGGGTGAGATAGGTGCCTTTGGAGGCGGATCTCTTGATATCACTAACGGTGGTCTTTTCTCTAATGCCTCATCTAACTGGACAGGTGATCCAGGTACAAAAGGTAAAATCCAATATCACTCAAATAGATGGTACATTGTTGCAGACCAATCTTCAAACAGAATTGTTCAGTTTAGAAGAAATGGCTCCGATGTATCGTATGTTGATAACTCAGGTACCTACCAAGGTACGGCTACGTCTGCAAACTGGTCGGATTTGGCGGAGAAATATTTAGCTGATAGAGGATATGAGCATGGAGATCTTTTGGCTATTGGTGGCGATAATGAGGTAACTCTATACCAAAAAGGTATGGCTATTGCAGGTGTTATCTCTACACTTCCAGGCGTTAGAATGAATGTTAACGAAGATAATAAAGAAGATCCTTTATGGCCTTTCATTGCTCTTAAGGGACGTATCCCATGTAAGGTTAACGGAACTGTTAAAAAGGGTGACTATATAGTAGCAGATAATGACGGTAAATGTAAAGCAGTTCCAATTGAACGTGCTTCTGAAATACACTTCTTATATTATGTTGGTGTAGCATTAGAAGATGGTGAAGGGGTAGTCGAGGTTAAAGTTTAATGCCAACCTATGCACAAAATAATAGTAGTTTGCAAAGTCAAGCTGGAGCACAGTTAAGGACTTTTGATAAAACGATGACGTTTACTGTCACTGCATATGTGTTGCAAACAGTGTCACAAACTCAAGCGGGACCTACAAGCTCAAGTGGCTTTAATCAACGCTTTGAGTACACAGGAGCGGCTAACTCGCTATACAATAACTATTTAGATTCTGGGATATACACAGGGAATCGTATGTACAGTCAAGATGTTATTGACTCTATTAATAGTGTTATGCAAAGAACAGTAGATCAGATTGAATCTCGTATCACTAACAGATCCATTTCAGCTTTACTATGTCATAGCTCTTGTCATACTAGTTGTCACACATCAAGAGGTCGTAGATAATGGGTAATTTAACCAGAGATAGTATAGATAGTTACATGCAAACTTATGCAGGTGGTAAGTTAAGAACGTTTGACAAAACTATTACTATAACAACTACAGCATATCAGAATAACAATCCCACTGCTATGGGTGGAACAGGTAGTAATACTACGACACATAGGTTTGAATATACAGGAGCGGCTAACTCTCTATTTGATAACTATATTGATGGTGGCATATCCGCAGGCTCAAGAGCATATTCGCAAGACATCGTTGACACATTAGAGGACGGAGTAAGAAGAACCGTAGACCTCATTGAAGGTAGAATTACTAATAGATCTATCTCCGCAGTATTATGCCACTCAAGCTGTCACACCAGCTGTCATACATCAAGAGGAAGACGTTAAAATGACAATGCAACAATCATATTGTAAGCAGATGAGATACTCAGGACCTGAAAGTCTGGCACCATCTGATGCAACAAAGTTCGATGTTCTTATTCAGATGGAAGTTCTCTCTGGGTGTGAACAGGGTTGCCTTGGCTGTTTTGTTGATAAAGCAATTGATCCAGAAGTCAATCAAGCAATTATTGATCGTGCTAAGGAACTTGCTGATGGCGTTAAACGTGTAGGTGGCAACCTAAGAGAGTTTGTTATCGGTCCTACAGACCTATTCTCTGCTAAAAATACAAAAGATATCTTGACAAATCCAACAGTTCAAGCTATAATGAGAGAACACACTAATGCACGTATTGCCTCTCCTGCTAAGTTTGACAATGCGTCAATGGAAAAGGTCAGAGAGATCTTTGCTATTCTAGACGATCTAGATGCATATAGACGTGAAATGGTTATCGAATTCATTATGCCGATTGGTCGTATTAACGAGATGTTGGATGATGACGATTACTATAATAGAGTTATGGAGAAGATAGAGTTCTTTAAGAACGAAACTCCAAAGATGATGGACTGGTCTTGGACTTTACAAGCTTCTAATGTTGTTGGTAAACAGATCGACAAAGAGAAATACAATAGACTGATTGATCGTTCTGTAAATGATTTTGGAACCATCATGGAGATGAACCCAGCATTTGCAAGAGCACCTAATCAGATTATCCAACGTAATAACTTGTTTGCTTGGAATAGGTTCCTAGAATCAGTTATTGATGAAGATAACCGTAAAGAGGCCGTTATGTCAATGGCTAACCTTTATTGTAACTCAATCAACTTTGTGGGTATCACTATCGTACCAGGAGAGAACGGACCTACTACGCATTTGAATGTTATGTTGCATGAACAGGCATTTTTCTTATCTAATAAGAACCTAGATGTAACAGGATTATCTTTTGAGGAAATCTTACAACGTAAGAACGAATTGATTACAAAAGGTATAAATAGGTCTAGTAAGGTAAAGGACTGCTCAGATTGTAAGTTTGCTGTCGCATGTGCTAACAGATTAGTATTCGAAGCACAAGAAAGCTTAAACATAGATGGATGTGTATTACCAAAAGAAACATTGAAGTATTATAATCCATTCGACTTTACTTGGAATGATGATGCAACTCAATATAAAATGAAAGACGGAGCGTAACCATGATAGGTCAAAATCTATACTACTTAAACAATAGTAAGTATATCTCAACTCTTGAAAACTTAGACACTGTAGTTGGTGAGTTAAACTCGTATTATCACACGTCAACCCCACGTAACATCGTTCTCGTGCATCCATCAAATGGTGCACAGTTGTTGGCGGCTCAGTATGAATCTATTGCTAATACTGTTAGAAATAATGCTAACGATCTAATATCTTATATGACTTTCGATGAAGTTGATGATGTTGATTTCATTCAGAATAGTGATAAACGTATTGTTCTATTTTCTACTTGTGAAGATATGATTAAAGTGTTTGCAAGATATACATCTGGACTTATTACTGCATCTGGCTTCTATGATTCAAGTACTAACGTTACAAGTATGGTTGGACAATTCCTTGAGAAGATTTTCTCTATGGATGCTATGCTTACTATGGTTCTTGCTGACGAGACTATTAATGACGTATCAAATCATGTAGACACACTATTCTCCACAGACTCAGGTGGTGGCGGAGTAACTCCTTATACAGTGATCTATCAGAATGGTAAGAACTTTAGTTATGATCTTTTATTTTGGTTAAACGATTACCACAGAACTAATGCAGTACAGCTACTTATTAAAGAAAAGTTTACAGTACATCAGTCTACAATGGCTCAAGATGTGATGGAACACTTTACATCAAGGCGGCACTACTTGGCATATATCCTTTCAGTAATTGATTGGATGAATGCCAATACAGCACGTAATGCAGAATATGCCACAAATAAGACAGAGTGGGTTAGGGACTGTTATATTACTAAAGCAAATGCAGGTAACTATACTGCCGCATTCTATAAACTAGAAGAGCTATGGAACCTAGTCAAAGCAGATACTGCATTCATTGCCGCACACCAAGATAAAGCAGACAGTGATGCAGACGGTTGGGAATATATGGATCTCTATACAGAGTTTAAGAATGTATTTCCTATTGTACGAAAAGTATTACAAAACGATTTTGATATGGATAATCTGACTGCCGATCTTAAACTGATCAATACGGATGTTCAGTTCTTCTCTAAGAGACAAAACCGTATCCCATATCTTATCCATAAGTATCCACTATAAGGAACATTATATTATGACAATTCCAGACGAAAGTACGTGCTATGAGTTACCTCTATCTCCACAGCACCTAGTACAGATATACAAAGATAAGAATGAACTTGAAGAGTATGTCCTTTGGGTTGACTATGCTAAAAGCAAAGAGAAACTATCAGCCCAACATATTATCATTTATTTGGCTAATACCAACTTTAAGACAACATTCTCTTCTATTGATGAGGATCTGATTAAGGCTTACATCAATTCGGACTTTATGGTAGATTGTCCGTTACTAGCTAGAATTGTTGTTCTTATTATTAAGTTTTATTATAAGCACGATATTAGTGAACAAGAAAGTCAGTTGCTATACATATTCCCACCAAAGTTAATCTTTAAGTTTATTGAAGAGAATTCAGCATTGGTCGAGAGCCTCATAGATACAGTTGCATCTTCTGTTCCCTTTGCATTATCAAAACTTTATGATGGTCTCACAGATGATCAAAAAGAATTAGAAGTTAATCTTAAACAATTACTTGATGATACCAAAGTAGTGGATAAGCCAGCTATGTGCGGTCCTAATATTGCTAGGCTTCTTACAACTGGCTATGATGCACTTCTACTAATTGTAAGTAAGAGGGGGCTATCTACAGAATACAATAAACAAATATATAACGATTCACCAAAATACTTCGGTAGAGATCTATACAACGTTATGTGCGAAGCTAAAATAACGGATCAAATAGTATCATTCTTCCCCGAAGATTTTATGTTGTTTGCCAATGATAACGAAGCTTAATGCAACAGAAGCAGGGTATTACAGCTATATTGATGGTATAAGTCCTACCAATGTAGAATTCCTACGCACAGAGATTAACCTAGATATTCTTCATGGTTGTGATCAGATGTGCCCCGGATGCTTCATTCCTAGAAAAAACCTAACATCACCAGACCATATGACAAAGCTTTATGATCTTTTGTGTAAGGGTCAGATGTATCCAGATGAAATTACTATAGGTCCAACAGATATATTTGATGCACAAAACTTCGATGAAGTTATGCAACATCCATCTATGACAGATCTATACAGCATATCTGGTGTTGGGTTTACATCTACATTACTACAAGATCCTTCTATTGTCAAGCCTAAACTTGATATGATTTGGCAGATCTATAGAAACATTAATCGTATTCCAGATATTGATTTTAAGATTGTATTGGATGTAGAGGCGTATCTTGATGATGATCTTGATCCTAACTTCCTAGAGAACATTAAACTATTCAGTATAGGATCTGTTCAGTTTAGAGTTAATTACACAGAAGATCTATTTGATAAGATATCTTATAACGAACTATGTTCTAGGGTTAAAGAAGACTTCAACGCACCAGTAGTTATCACACCTTCCTTCTTGACAGACAGAAACGCACGTGGTAAGGTTAATAAGTTTCTTGATATGTTTAGGGAAGACCTACGTAAACAAGATATTGATCCAGAATGGCGTAATCTTTACACATTCTTTGATGCTAAGTTTAATGGATATGGTTGCCAGAACTACAGCTTTTATAATGGGAAACTATATGTTAACCCATTCCTATATGATGCAATCATACAAAGAACTCCTGAGTTTGAGACGGATATAGACCAAGAGTGGTTGCCACAAAACCTAGAGTATGCGAATACAGTTGAAGATTGTTCTGACTGCGAATACATGCTCAGTTGTGCAGAAAGAAACGTACACATGTATATGAAGTCAAGGAAACTAGACCAATGTGTCGCCTTGAAAGAGTATATGTATGCCACTAATTAAAAACAACCTATACTACGAACTCACCACGGAAACTCAGACCAAGCCAGTATCGGCAGTAAAGATACAGCTTGATGTTTTAGATGGTTGTCATCACAAATGCCCAGGTTGCTTTGTGCATCGTAGAGGTAATGCTAGTGACGAGCATCAGTTAGATAAAGCCAAAAACTTCATACGAGACATAACAGACAAAGGTATTCTGGTTGACGAAATCCTAATAGGTCCGACAGATTTCCTTGCATCAGAGAACTTCTATGAGGTCATGCCTTCTTTGATTGATATCATCAACGAGAACTCTCCTATCCTTGCATTCGTGTCTACGTTGATAGATGGGGATCTTCCTAGGTGGATTGCTTTCATAACAAATAATATCAACACAGACACAGAGATTGAAATTGGGATTGCAACAAACCCACACAAGTTCTTTGATAAAGAGTATGTCGATCATATTCATAAGATGTTACAGTATATCGATGAGAACCTTGAGCACGAGGTAACATATACCTTTGTTGTAAACATACGTGATTATGGGCTAGATTACGTTAAACTGCATAAAAGCGCAGTAGAACGCTTTAATACGATATTAGACTTTATACCGTCTGTTTCACGATCACACAAACCAAAGCTAATACTTGACACATTAGACAAGTTTAACGACTTCTTTGATGAGCTAAGTGCTTATAAAGAAACAAAATTAAATAACATAATGGTAGACCACTCACATGGTGGGATGAATTATACTGTGTTAAACTACAAAAAGGGCGAATGGTTCATTTCACCGTTTATGTACGAAAACATGGCATTGTACCATGAAATGTTTAAAGTAGATACATTTGATGAAGTACTGCCTATTTTAGAAAGTCAACTTGAGAGAGTAAAGAATACAGAGTGTGAGACTTGTCCATTGCTGATGTCTTGTTACAATAGAAAGATTATCTTACTTAGAGATTACCTTGGGGTTAATAGATGTATTGCACCCAAGAAGAATATGCTTGCACATATACATAACTATAACGCACCTGCTCAAACCATGTACAAATGGGACGGATATACTGTAGAAGGTGATAAGAATGGTTATCGTAAAAGGTTCCTTGTGACTGAAGACGGTGACAAAGAGCTAGACAGAATAAAGGCTATATCTTATGTTAAATAGTAGTTGGGAAGATATCGTCAAACATGGTGGCGTGGGGGAAGAGTTTACTTCTGTATCATCTATGGGACAATATAAGATACAAGTAACACTAGAACTACTTGAGGGCTGTTCTTACATGTGTCCGGGATGTTTTGTTAAGAGACGTGGAAACTGGCACCCTAAGTCTATACAACTATTTTATGATCTAGCATATGCATTAAAAGATAATTCCGATATAGTTCTTGATGATATTGTAATCGGACCTACAGACTTCTACGGAGCAGAAAACTTAGATGAGATTATAAAGAACCATAGGCTTGCTAGTGCTATATTAATGATGCCAGAAGACAGTAGAAATATTCAACACAACTGTTCTATTATGGGATCTTTGAGCGAAGATGATATTCTAGGTAAGATTAAGTCTATAGAAAAGTCTCCTCTTGGACAGGTTGTTAAGTCATGGGATGTGCAGATAGCACTAGATCTTAACAGAGTACTAGATGATCCAGTTTATAGAAATGCGTTGGACACCAGAGTTAACCACTTTAAAGACAGTACACTGGACTTTGAGATATCAATGGCAACCAATATTGTTGATGGTATAGAGGATAGATTGTACGAGGCTATCGATTACATACGAGAGACCTACAATACAGTCATTGAGATCTTACCATCCGTTGTTCGATCTTTTAACAATACAACTAAGCATGGTGATAAACTGTTTGCTTGGAATGATATGCTTACCAATCTATCTACTGATGTTAATCGTTTTAAGAACAAGTTTCATTTCCTACAAGGAGATCTATCTCACAAAGCATTTCATTATGCAGTAGTAAACATACATCATGGAAAACTATATGCTTCACCATTCATCTATGAGAATGCTCAAATTTACAAACCAGATTTTGAGATTGTACAAGATAGACCTATACTAGATGCTATCTTAGATTATAAACATAAAGTTGTATCGGAGCAATTAAAGAATAGTTTTGATAAAGAATGTGGTACGTGCAAGTACCTTAATGTATGCTCCAATAGATTAATACCAAAGGTTATGGATACGATGTTTAAAGGACGTTCAGAGTGTATCTTAAATAAAGAAGTTATTGCCCTATTTGACAACGAGGAATATCATGGGAATAGTTACTAATAACAAAAGTGAAGCACAGGCAGACAAAGACTTTGACTTGTCATTTAACGATGGACACGAAATCAAAGTAATCTTTAATGCCGAAGTGTTGTCAGGTTGTGAGTTTAAATGTGTTGGTTGTTTTGTGAACAAACTAGGAACAAACATAGGTAGCTTTGATAGACTAAACAATGCTATTGACTTGTTCAATGATAATGGTTATAGATCATCTACGATCAACATAGGTCCCACAGACATATTTGGTAATAACAATGTGATGGATCTATTACAGGATCCAGACTTCAGAGATGCGTTAAGTAAAGTCACTACTATCCAGTTTGTTACCACACTTGAGAACATTGACTTAGACGTAATCAATGAGTTGAATAGCATTCCTAAGACAAAAGGATTTATGTATGATGCGAACATAGCAATAGATCCTAAGAAGTTTCCTAACGGATATGAGGAGATGATTGATAAGTTAAATCTATTTGATGACGATCTTAATTACTACATTGTCCTTAATATGGGAAATGATGATGACCTTAATGAAAGGGTTCTTGAGTTATCTGATATAGCAGATAAACAGTTCGATACAATCTTAACACTCAATCCATCATTTTTAAGAACTGAGAAGAGCAAGGTACATAAACATCTAATCAACAAGTGGAAGAAGCTAGATGATTGGGCAGAAGACAACTTTCCTTCTACTATCATCGATCAGGCACAAGGTGGATCTTTAGAACTCAACTACACATATTGTAATGGTAACTTCTTTTGGACACCATTTGTATATGATATCGTCAAGATAGGTACAGATCAGTTTAAGGTTAAGGATGAAGAGAACATAGACTCTTGGCTAAAGGCTAAGAATGACAGTTTCCTAACCCAGATGATGTACACATCCAAGACAGATAGTTGTGACGGATGTGCCAAGATGATGACTTGTATCGATAAAGGTGTACAGTCCTACATGGAACACCATTCTATTACTGAGTGTTTGTTTCCATATAATCAAAACCAGTGATTAAGTTCTGACCAGTCTTATCCATGTAGTTAAACCACATACGCATAATACAATCAGGTAGATCTCTTTCACGATTCTTCCAGTCCCATTGTGTGTAGCACCTAAATCCACATTTATTCCACCACTTACACGATAGACAGCCATTCTCATCCATATATGCTTGCATCATCCCAGCATTATCTTTGCGCTCATACTTTGTGTTGAAGTCACGTTGATCATATCTATCCCATCTACAGTTTGATGTAGAGTTATCAGGAAAGATTGTAACCTTGTTAAGAGCCAAGCAATGCATATGATTGCTCTCTTGGTATATAAGATCTTTAATAGGATTAATGTCAGGGTAGTTATGATATACAAACTTTAAGAACTCAAGGTATTCGCTATCCGATGGTATCATATAATCATACCCACGATCAGGTATGTAATCATCAAAGTAGAAGTTATCAAACTTCTCATACAGATAATGAAAGTATTCATCATCATCTGCCATAAACTTCTTAATAGAAATAGTGGTAGCAACCATGTTAATAGATGTAATATAGTCGGCAAAGTGCTCTATGTTCTTACCATAAGGTCCTTTTACAGGTCTTCCATCGAAGTCATAAGAGCATATAATATAAGATGGTATATCTACTGCGTTTAGATCATCAAGTAACTTTTGCACTCTATCTCTTTTACTAAACTGAAATGAAGTAACCCAAACTACTTTAATCTCCGCACCATGTGTATCAAATATCTTCTTGATCTCTACAAGGAAATCGTAGTATACAGGATAAGCCCATTCTGATATTCGATCTTGAAACAATTCTCCACCAACCATGTTGATCTGGATAACGTCTACTCGGCCTTTCATTTTGATGACATGTTGTTCAACCAAGTCTAGTTTGGAGAAGATCTCTTCACGAGACAAGCCTACTGTAGACTTCTTATCATGGTGACAAAAAGAACAGTTAAGGTGACAGTTCTCAAATAGTGTCAACTCAATCTCGGCTATGTCTGGACGCTTATCTTCCAGTAGTTGCTTGGTGAAGTCAAAGTTGTCCAATCAACATTTCCTCTTTATAATATTGATATATGTCTGGAACCATACCTAGCTCCATATCAAAGTCTAGTTGACCTAAGATATCATCGTATATCTCTTTGCTTTTGAAATAAGGAAGGAAGTGTGGATCATTACCAAATAGCAGATCCTTATCATTTAAAACATCATAGAAATGTTCATTAAAGTCTTGACTAATCCATGTGGCATAACATATTGCGACAACGTATGATTTAGCAGGATAAATCCACTCATCTACATATTCTCTAAAATGCATGAGAGCAAAGTCAGCTATATTGTTAGGTTCCCACCTGATATCAACCTCATTCAGATCATCTTTGAAGAGGGACTGCGTCATGTGATACGCCTGTTGTCGTGCTTTCCATTCCTGCATAGTAGTCTAGTAATCCTTTATATCCATTACATCCATTATCTAAGTCCAGAACATACCTGTAGTGTTCGGTGAGACAATTGCCAAAATAGGTACAGCCGTGACATATAGGACTAAGATTATCTCGTGCCTCATTTTTTGCCCACTGCTTATACTCATGATAGCTTTGATATTCTTTAAAATACTCTTTATCATTATTATCAAACTCCAATACCCCAAACTTACCAGATGGTGTAATATACACATGATCGTTTGAGAATGCGTTATACTCTTTATCTATACTCCTGTAGATGTTATGAATATTCTGAAAGTCAAAATTCTTAGGTGTAGTAGCTTCATCAAATCTAATAACAAACTCTTCGAAGTCTTTATGGGTAACGTCAAATGAATTTGCTTGGTTAATAGAGTATGGTTTGATTTCCACAGACTTTACATTAGACACCATATTAAGGGTGAAGATCATAAACTCCACATCCATTTCTAATACTTTTGGTGACGCAAGAATAAGAACAGCCAGATCTTTATTGGCATTCATCATATTATTTAGGACAAATTGTTCCTTCTCTCTTGCATGAAAGTCGTATGATACAGACAATGTAACGTCATCATCACGAAAGAAGTCAGGGAATGCTGATAGGTTTGTATTGATATGGATGTTTCCATCATAGTATCTTCGTATTACATTTTTGATAGAATAGTAATACTCAGGTGTTAGTAATCCTATCTCACCACCATATAGATCCACATGAGTTATAGGATCTGTTATTTGACCCATAGAATGTTGTAACCACATTGGTGTTATTTTGTGTCTATCATTTAACTGTTGCTTTGTCAAGTAACAAAAGTCACAAGAGAAGTTGCAATAGTAAGTTGGATTAATTGATAGATTCATCGACATAAGCTGTCACTCCATCAGGGTTCATTCCATTGATCTCAAGTATACGAGGTGCTAATGTTTTCATCTGTCTACAATGAGATTCTACTGTACCCTCTCTCTTCATATCTCGTACAGTCTTCTTACAGCCATTACATATCTCAAACATAGGACACGTGTAGCAAGCCATCTTCATTGTTTGTATATTAGGATCATCTTGAAGTGGTGTTTGCATCTTTCCATTCATTTCTGTTTCAAAATCAATAGGATAATCCATATCATCACCAAACGAACCACAAGAGTAATAATCACCACCTGGGTTCATAGCTCTAATTCCTGTATCACACAATCTATTCTGTGGACAAGATGTCGCAGATCCACCAAGTCGTTTCATCATTTGCTTGGTATTGTATTCGTACTCAGCCAAACCCATATCGTAAATCTTAATATATGTTTCATAGATTTTAGACAATTGATATGTAGTGCCTTGCACACCAGATGCCATAGCATAATTTAACTTACACTCTACACCCATCTCTTTTGCTAACTCAACATTCTTGATAGCAAGGTGTTCATTCTCATCAGTTATAACAGCAATGAAGTCAGGACGTTCTCCTGTGTGTTTAAGCATAGCGTTAGATACCATCCAAAAGTCTTTCTCAGTAAACTCCGAATAGTCTCCCTTTAATCTACCACCACCATATTGAAACGATGTAGCACAACCAAATCTTCTGTTCTGAAATATAGGTAACCATTTCTCTGGTCTCATTAAGAAAGGCCAAAGGTTAGATGTGAATGATATAGATGCAGGGTAGTCATGTTCGTCTAAGTGATCTATTAATTCTTGATACCACTCAGGCTTGACCATAAGAGGATCTCCACCGTTAACAATAATAGTGTTACAATCAGGATATCTCTTTAGAAACTTATAGACGTAATCTAGATCCAACAATCCAACTTCATTAGGATCAATGTCAGTAGAAGAACAGAAAGTACACTTGAAGTTACAAGCTTCTGTTGGTTTAATAATTAGATCCATTCTTTTTCTTTCGCCAATTTTAGCATTAGAGTTTTAGGGGCAGGGCAAACATCATCCATCCACTGTAGTTGATGACAGTCTGAATGGCAGTACATGAAGACAGGGCATTTATAACACCGTTCATCACGTTCATGCTGTTCACATGATATGATCTCCATACGTTTAGGACTTAATCGCACTTCCTTTGCTGGTGTATCTATATTACCATAATGCATGGTCGGTGCAGTATTAGGACAACCTGCTACAGTACCATCTGCGTTGATGGTGTGTATCTTCTGTTCACAATCACGACAGAATGTTCCTGCTCTAAACTGACCTTTACTAAACTTCTCGTAAACAGTTTCCATAAATCCATTCACAACATTATGATATTGAGTTTGTTCATGCATTAACATCCACCAAGCATCTAGTTCTTTGTTGTGAGGAAAGATATCTGTATTAATAGTGGCATTACCATCATGCGTCAATCTCTCATACGATATCTCAGCAACACCAAGAGACTCCATGTAATCAGCAATCTCAATTGGTTGTAACTTTATAACATCTTTAGATACAGATATAAAGCACTTGACACGATGACCAAGTCCTGTTAGATGTTTAACATTATTCTCCCACATCTTTCTCTGATGTTCGTTACTAAAACGAATATTAGGATCCCATGATGTGCCTATATTACCACCTGTAATAACTTCACTAAAGAACTTTAATCTTTCTTCGGTTAGTTTGAATACAAGATTTGTTGTAATACCATGTGTTGCTCTATCACCCCATTGCGCCTTTGTGATATCATGAAACTCACGTAGGTTTGCCATGGGTGCAAGCATAGGTTCTCCACCATGATATTCAAGGTGAATTAAGTTATCTCCAGTGTCGAGTTGATTACACCAATTCGCAGTCTTCACATGGTCGAAGTAGATCTTCCTACCATTCATTCCAGATGTAAAGCAATGCGAACAGTTCAGATTACATGTTTCAGTAGTCTTTACGTAAATAACTGAGTGTTTCTGTGTCGTTAACGCCATAGCTTAGTGTTAGAGCCTTCTCTGAGTTCAATGCAATGTGGGGTGTTTCTGCAGGAATAAAGATCTTAGATCCCTTCTCTATCATAACATACCTATCATCAATTTCCATTATCTTACATCCGTCAAGACATTCGATGTATATATCTATAGGATCTGTATGTACAGGAAAGGAAGGTGCGTCAACAGGCGCATAAAATATATGAATAGTCCCATCATAGGGTTGAATACGTTCATAGTTCTCTACCTTAATGGTATCATCACCACTAAACCAAAGATCTACAACTTTACCTTGATATGCAAATATATTGTCATGTTCAATGTATTGCTGTTCCCCCTTATTGTTGATAAAGGAAACAGCACACTTATTAAAACATTCTTCGCTCATTAAGAAGTCAAAGAATTCTTCAAATGTCATTCTCCACCTATATTTAGGAACGTTAGCATATTAGCAGTAACAACCCAATTTCCAACGCCATGTTCACGTATAGTAACCTTTTTACCATTGACTTTTTCGATAATACCTGTTACAGTAGTTCCATCAATATTCGTGAATGAAGCAATGTTGCCTAGTTTAACCATGTTGATTCTCTCTTTCGCTTTGTATACCTATTTGTATCATATTCGGAAGGCAATGTCAAGAGTTAATTACATTATATATAGATGTAATCAAATGATGAGGAAGTGAAATGGATATCCATAATCTATGGCCTACACAAGTGGGTCAAGGTAAGTTCGACACCACTGGTCTGGTAGAACACATATTTAGTACATACGATCTAAACAATCCACCTAGTGATTTGGGGGGATATAATATCTTAGATGATGATTCTATAGTAATGACTAAGTTTTCAAATCAAGTGTTTGTGGCTTTTGATGATTATCTAAAGGCTACTATAGATTGTTCGATTGATGATTGGAATCACTGTGAGATGAAAGCTTGGATCACTGGTCATGGTAAAGACTACTCTATGACTATTCACAACCACACAGGAGCACATCTATCAGGAGTCTTCTATATACTAGCAGAGGATAAAAACTCAGGTGGTGACATTGTGATGCACGATCCTAGATCTAATGCTAACAGAGGATATGACGAATACTTTAATCCTATGTTTAACAGGCATCATCACACACCTGAGACAGGAGATTTTATGATATTTCCTAGTTTCACCTACCACCACGTCAACCCATACTACTCACAACTGAGGATCTGCGTACCTGTAGATCTGTATCTTTATAGGGAATAAATTATGCATAAACTTGTTATCAATCTAAATCACAGAGTAGATCGAAAGAACTCATTCATGAAAGAGTGTGGGTGGTTGGAAGATTACTCATTCCAACATGCTGTTAATGGTTATGAAATCACAAACCTACAAATGAAAGAAAATGAATTTGGGATCAATCATAAGTGGAGAGATCCCTTTAAGAATAGACGCATCACCAAAGGAGAGGTGGGTTGTTTCTTATCACATTATCAAGCATGGCAAAAGGTTGTCCAGTTAAATGAAACCACGATCATCTTTGAAGATGATGTAAAGATCGATAGATTTAAGTGGAAAGAAAATCAGTATCATGAGTGGATGGATGAAGGTGAAATCGATCTTCTATACTTAGGATATAATGAAAACGATGATACAGGAGTAGTTGATGGTGCTAATGAACATCTAATCAAACCTTGCTATCCATACAATGCACACGCATATATGCTAACACCAGAAATGGCAAACGATTTGATCAATAGTGGTTTCCATAGAAAGATCATTCCTGTAGATGAGATATTAGCACAAAAAGTAGCAACTCACAACATACAGGCATTGAAGGTAGATATTGCAAATCAAATAAGCAGAGACGAACTTGGTACGGACATTGAGCCATTCAGTCATGATGATTGGTTTCAAAACTTTGATGTACATGCGATTACTGTAGGTACAGATAGATCCAAATGTGCTCCATTAAACGATAGTTCAGTTCTACAAAAGTTTACTGTTAAGAACCTAGGAAAGAATGTAGATTGGGCTGGAACAGATATGTCAGGGCCTGGTGGTGGTCATAAAGTAAATCTAGTTAGAGATTACTTAGATACATTACCAGAAAATGACATTGTACTCTTCACAGATGCATATGACGTATTCTTTACTAGAAATCTACAAGAGATTGTTAAGAGATATATGGATGCAAGTGTAGAGATCTTATTTGGTGCAGAAGCTACTTGTTGGCCTGATGACAGTATGTCAACTTTACATCCAGATCCGAATCTATTTAAGTATAAATATTTGAATAGTGGTCAGTACATTGGTAGAGTTGGAGCATTAAAAGACTTCTTTGCAGAAAGATTGAACGATGAAGATGATGATCAGTTATACATGCAAAGAGTGTGGTTAAACGATACAACTAAATTCAGTGTTGGTTTAGATTACGAACAATATATCTTCCAAACACATGAGCCAGAATGTAGAGTAGATAATGAGCTATGGAACCCTATAACCAATACCGTACCTTGTCTATATCATGGGAACGGTGGTGAAGATGCCAAGCTTTTATTCGATAAACTTTGGACAACAGTAAATGCCAAATACTCTAAACAACTACCCACAAAAAGAGTAATACACACTAATAACAATGCTGTTGCATCCCCTATGTTTATTCCACACACAGGTAAAATTGATATTCTTGAGAAGGACATGATTGTTGTAGACTTTATGACACAAAGTCAATGTGAGAGATTGATTGAGATGGGAGATGCACATGCAGGTTGGGAACCTATGCCAGAAGATAAGTTTCCAGCGTATGAGATCCGTGTCAAGGAATTGGGTCTATGGGATGAGATGAGTGCACATTGGAAAGAAAACGTTGTACCAATTATTGAAAAGTATTGGAAACCTATTGAGATGTATGGTATGAGAGATGCATTTATTATGCGTTATTCTGTAGATACTCAGAGAAGTTTACCACTTCACAACGATGCATCACTTGTTACAGGGTCTGTAAAGCTAAATGATGACTATAAAGGAGCGTCACTTGTATACCCAAGACAGGGAATTAACAACGATGATATCCCTTGTGGTAAGATGATTTTGTTCCCAGGACTAGTTACACACGGTCATGAGTGTACAGAATTGGTAAGTGGAGTAAAATATAGCTACACAATGTGGACACAACGCTATCCTGGAGATATAAATTAGTATAAATAGAAGTAACGGATTACACATGGGACGAGATTTATGGCTAAACCAAATTCAAGATCGACATTAATTGACTATGCAAAACGCAGATTGGGTGAGCCTGTTCTCGAAATCAATGTCGATGAGGATCAACTAGAAGATCGATTAGATGAAGCTTTTGGCTATTGGCAAGAGTACCATTCTGATGCGACAAAGACAGTTTATCTAAAGCATCTTATTACGGCAGATGATGTCACTAATAAGTATATTCCTATCCCATCCGATTACATATTTGTAAAGAGAGTACTTCCAATAAATGGTAGTAAATCTTCCAGTGGCATGTTCTCTTTAGGATATCAACTTAGACTTAACGATCTTGCGGTTATGGGTAAGTTCATGGGAGACATGGCTTATTACACAATGATGCAACAGCACATTGCTATGATTGATCAGACTTTGAATGGCATGCCACAAGTTAATTATTCTCAGTACGAAAACAAACTGTACATTCATGGAGAGTTTGAAAGTCAGGATATTAAAGCGGGTCAGTACATTATTGTAGAAGGCACACAGCTTGTAGATCCAACAACAAACACGTCAGTCTATAATGACAAATGGTTGAAATCATATACTACAGCACTAATCAAACAACAGTGGGGTCAGAACCTCAGTAAGTTTGAGGGTATGCAGTTACCAGGTGGTGTCACAATGAATGGACTGGCAATACTAGAAGCCGCAAATGCAGAGGTATTAAAACTCGAAGAGGATCTAAGATTAGAGCACGAACTTCCAGTAGAATTCTTTGTAGGTTAATATGCGCAATTTATACTTTTCAGATGGTCATAAGTCAGAACAACTTCTATACGAAGATCTAACTATCGAAGCAATGCAGATCTATGGTCAGGACATGTATTACATGCCACGTGATCTAGTTCATGTTGACGAGGTGTTCAAAGAAGATCCAGTATCATCATTCAATTCTAGTTACAGAGTTGAGATGTATGTTGAGAATAATGATGGATTTGATGGTGAAGGAGATCTCTTTAGTAAGTTTGGTGTAGAGATACGAGATAGTGTTACCCTTGTGTTAGCAAAAAGACGTTGGAACCAGACAGTACGTAAGTTCGATAACGAGATCAAAAGTGAAAGACCAGTAGAGGGGGATCTTATCTTTACTCCCTTCGCAGGTAAACTGTTTCAAATTATGCACGTAGAGCACGAACAGCCATTCTATCAGCTAAACAACTTGCCAATATACAAACTACGTTGTGAATTGTTTGAATACAATGACGAAGATATTGATACAGGCAATACAGATATTGATCAAATAGAAATTGATCATGCTTACAGATATGATGTTAAGGTTAACCGTGGTAGAACTGCGACAGCAACAGCGAGTATCACATAATGTCATTACAAGGTATCTCATCAATCACTCTTACAGATAGTGGAGATTTATATACAACTATCCCAACTATAACTTTTAGCGCACCTACAACTGCAAAGAAACCTGCAAGAGCAACTGCTATTTTAAGCGGCGGATCTATCAGTCAAGTCAATATCGATAGTGGTGGATCTTACTATGCAACTGGTAGTACACCGACTGTTACTATCGCAAGTAGTGTTGGTACGACTGCAACAGCAACAGCCATAGTTACGAATAACAGAGTTTCGGCAATTACTCTAACGGATAGTGGACAGGGGTATATGACACCCCCAGCAGTAACAATTCTAGGACCTTCTGAAGAAGCATCAGACTTTAGTGCCGTTGGATATCCAAATCTAGACAGTGCTAGTGGTAAACTTACTTCAATAACAATTGTTGACAGTGGAGATTTCTATACATCCCCACCATCTATCTTAATATCAGATCCACAACTATTCCAACCATTCCTTGTTGGGGAATATGTCAACCAAGACAGCGCATCGGACGGTGGAATAATGACTGCCGAAGTCGCAGAATATAATGATAGTAGTGAGATTTTATCACTCATTCATGTTGGTTCGGCAAACAACCTTGGATCTTTTGCATTACCATCTACTGGCAAGTATCTTACTGGACAATCATCTGGTGCTACTGCTAAGATTGTTAGCTCTACTCAAAAGGATACTGTAGATCAACAGAACTTAGACTTTGCTACCTCTATAGAAGACTTCTTAGACTTCTCTGAAGGTAATCCATTTGGTGAAGTTGTTAAAAGCACAGGACTATCAAGCTAATGTTTAATGATTACTTTTATCACGAAAGACTGCGGAAGACAGTTGCCATATTTGGTTCACTCTTTACTAAGATACATGTAATGAGAACTGATAAGAATGGTAAGGTTCTGAGCACAGTTCGTGTACCTTTGGCATATTCCCCTAGATCTAAGTTTCTTCTTAGGCTACAACAAGTAGGTGAGTTTGGTAAAGATGACTCAGTCGCCATGAAGCTTCCACGTATGTCCTTTGAAATGACATCACTGGCATATGATTCTACACGACAATTATCTAAGACTAATACTAGATTAAGACAAGCTGGTGTGGATGATAATAAGAAACGTGCAAAGGTAAGACAATCAGTTCCTTACATTGTAACATTTTCTCTTGGTATCTACGCAAATAATCAGGATGATGCATTACAAATTGTAGAACAGATCATACCAACATTCTCACCACAATATACTGTGACCATGAAGCCATATAAAGATTATCCAGATATAAAAGAGGATATTCCTATCACACTTCAGTCTGTTGCATTTGTACAAGAAGGTGAAGGTCCTCAAGAACAAAGGCAAACAGTTCAGTATGTGATGGACTTTGAGGTTAAAACTAGCTTTACAGGTTCAATAGACGATGGTGAAGTTATCACTAAATCCATTGCTGAATTGGAAGTTACTAAAGGCACTAAATATGCTACGATAACTACTACACCAACTATAATACCACAGTATGATTCTGACTATGGCTTTACCCAGCTTTATAATTATGAGGAAATAACGAGCGATGACGGATGATGAGAACATCAAGAGTGACTATGACAAGTCACGTGATACGTATTACGATCTCATAGGAAAAGGCCAAGATGCCCTAAGTATGATGATGGAAGTTGCACGAGAGAGTGAGCATCCACGTGCATACGAAGTCTTGTCTGGTATGATTAAGAACATTGCAGATGTCAATGACAAGCTTATGGATCTTAACAAAAAACACAAAGATATCAATAAAAGTGATGTTCCACAGATTGAAAGTGGGACAACCAATAATAATGTCTTTATAGGATCTACAACAGATCTACAAAGAATGCTACAGGATGTCGATAGCAATAACAATGATGTGATCGATATTACACCAGATGATTAACGCAAAAACGTATTTGGGTAACCAAAATGTTAAAAAGGATGGTGTGGTAGAACCATGGTCTCAGGATGATATTCTTGAGTACAAGAAGTGTATGGATGATCCTAAATACTTTGCTAAGACATATTGTAAAGTTATTCACCTTGATAGAGGATTGGTTAACTTTGACCTTTATCCATATCAAGAGAAGATGTTTGACCATTTCAACAATAGTAGATTTTCTATTGTATTAGCTTGTCGGCAGAGTGGTAAGTCAATATCTTCCGTTGCATATATCTTATGGTATGCTATCTTCCACTCAGAAAAGAACATTGCAGTTTTAGCTAACAAAGGTGCAACTGCACGTGAGATGTTAGCACGTGTCACGCTTATGTTGGAGAACCTTCCATTCTTCTTACAGCCCGGAACTAAGGCTCTTAACAAAGGCTCTATTGAATTCTCTAATAACTCTAAGATCCTTGCGTCTGCAACAAGTGGATCCTCTATTCGTGGGTTATCTATTAACCTTCTGTTCTTGGACGAGTTTGCATTCGTTGAGAATGATGCACAATTCTATACGTCAACATATCCTGTTGTATCGTCTGGTAAAGACACAAAGGTTATTATTACATCAACAGCTAATGGTATCGGTAACGTATTCCATAAGATATGGGAAGGCGCACAGCAAAAGACTAATAGCTTTGTACCATTTAGAGTTGATTGGTGGGATGTTCCTGGTCGAGATCAGGATTGGAAATTAGAAACAATAAACAACACAAGTCAATTACAGTTTGATCAAGAGTATGGTAATACATTCTTTGGTACTGGCGATACATTGATTGATGCTGAAACTCTTATGAAACTGAGAGCAAAGAACCCCATCAGAGTAAATGGCGACTGTCTAATATATGATGAAACTGAAAAGGGACATGAGTATATTATGATGGTAGATGTGGCTAAAGGTCGTGGACAAGACTACTCTACGTTTACCATAATTGATATTAGTACAGTTCCCTTTAAACAAGTAGCAGTATATCGAAACAATAGGATATCTCCTATTCTATTTCCAGACATCATTGCGAAGTTTGCAACAGCATATAATAATGCATATGTTGTTATCGAAGCAAATGATCAGGGATCTTTGGTATGTCAGGGTCTATACCAAGACATAGAATATGAGAACATGCACGTTGAAAGTGCTACAAAGAGTAGTGGTTTGGGTATTGAGATGAACAGAAAGATCAAACGTATTGGTTGTTCTGGCTTCAAAGATATACTCGAAAGTCATAAACTAGACATTGTGGATGAGCAGACTATTATAGAAATATCTACATTCGAAGCAAGAGGTAACTCATTTGAGGCTTCGAATGGTAATCACGATGATCTTGTGATGAACCTTGTATTGTTTGGATATTTTGCATCTTCGGCATACTTTGGTGATATGACAGACATTAATCTAAAAGACATGTTATTTAAACAAAGAATGCAAGATATTGAAGATGATGTACTTCCATTTGGATTTATTGATGATGGTGTTGTAGATACGCCAAGTCCTGTTGATCCCGCTAAGTTTGGATGGGCAATATCTGATACGTGGGATATGAAATAGCTAGGAATAGTTTTCTTATAAATAACAGCGTAACCTTGAAATCCCACCGCATTATGTATTACTTATCATTTCAAAAGGAAAATAACCATGGCAATTGGAACACCATCCCAAAGTCCAGCGATTGTTATCAAAGAAGTAGATCTGTCAGGCACAGTGCCTAATGTACAGTCTACAACTGGTGCAGTAGTTGGCGCATTCCGTTGGGGTCCAGTCGATGCAAGAGTAAGGGTCTCTAATGAGACAGAACTCGCATCTACATTTGGAACACCTAATGATGCTTTTAGTGGAGATTTCCACACGGCGGCATACTATTTACGTTATAGCTCAGATCTATTCGTAACACGTGCAATCACATCAACTGCGAGAAACGCACACGATAATGTTAACGCCACTACGGACAATCCCACAATCAAAAACGCAGACGATTGGGATACCCAAATCTCTGCACGTGACTCAGACGGTCACACATTTATCGGTAGATACCCAGGAGATCTAGGTAATACCCTTCAAATTCAAGTATGTCCTGCTCATACATCATCATTTACTAATTGGGCTTATAAACCTAACTTCGATGGACAGCCGGGAACATCAGCACACGCCACATCTAAGAATGCAACAAATGACGAAGTACACGTTGCAGTTATCGATACTCTTGGTAATTTTGGTGCTAAAGGCGCAGTACTGGAAACATATCCATTCGTATCATTAGCTTTAGATGCTAAAAATGCAGACGGATCAACAAACTACGTTAAAGATATTGTCAACACAGGTTCAAACTATGTTTGGATGGCTGGCTTTGAAACAGCATTCTCAGATGTTGGTGCAGGTACTGCCGCAGATAGTGGAGAAGATTTCATCCTATCAGCACCTGCTATTAAGACATATAACCTAACAGGTGGTGTAGTATCAAGTGGATATACAGCAGGAGATATCACAGGCGCATACGATCTATATGAAGATGTAGATACTGTTGAAGTTGACTTCTTAATCGCTCCGGGTATGACCTCAAGTGCAGATCAGGTAACAGTTGTTAATGATCTTGTAGCAACAGCAAAAGCACGTAAAGATTGTGTAGTAGTTGCAGGTCCTGCTAGAAACGATGTTGTTGGTGTCAATAACCCAGCGACAATTACAACAAACGTTTTAGCTACAACAAACGCATTTACTTTCGACAGCACATTATTTGTTGATTGTAACTGGTTAAAGGTATACGACAAATATAACGACAAATATGTTAGTGTCCCTGCCGCATCGTCTACAGCGGGCATTATGTCAGCATCAGACGCAAATGGTGCACCATGGATCTCACCAGCTGGTGGAAGACGTGGACAATACTTAGGTGTTACATCTACTGTATACAACCCAACTAAAGCACAACGTGATACATTGTATAAAGCAGGCGTTAACCCTGTTGGCAATATCCCAGGTCAAGGTGTTCTACTCTTTGGTGATAAAACTCACTTAAATAGACCATCAGCATTTGATCGTATCAATGTTCGCAGATTGTTCCTCACACTAGAGAGAGCTATCGGTGAAGCGGCTAAAAATGTAATGTTTGAACTTAATGATGAGTTCACTCGTGCAGAATTCGTTAACATCGTAGAACCAGTCCTAAGAGAAATCAAAGGTCGCCGTGGTATTACAGACTTCAAAGTAGTTTGTGACGAAACAAACAACACTTCGTCAGTTATTGACCGCAATGAGTTTATTGCTAACGTCTTCATCAAACCAGCACGTTCCATCAACTTCATCACCCTTAACTTTGTTGCAGTACGCAGTGGAGTAGAGTTTGAAGAAGTTGTCGGCACTGTATAAGTAGAGTAGAAAGGAACATTTAAATGGCTATTCTCGGAGTAGACGATTTTAAAGCCAAACTCGCTGGTGGTGGAGCTAGACCTAACCTATTTAAGGTAACAGTTAACTTCCCAGCTTACGCAGGTGGCAACGTCGAACAAACATCATTCATGTGTAAAGGTGCTCAGTTACCTGCATCAGTGATTGCTCCTATCCCTGTATCATTCAGAGGTAGACAGTTACAGATTGCAGGAGACAGAACATTTGAACCATGGACTGTAACAATCATTAACGATACGGACTTTGGAGTTCGTGATGCTATGGAACGTTGGATGAACGGTATTAACGGTCACACAACTAACACTGGTATCGTTAACCCAGCCGATTATCAGTCTGATCTTATTGTTGATCAATTAGATCGTGACGAAACGGTACTCAAATCATACACTTTCCGTGGTTGTTTCCCAACCAATGTTGGTGCTATTGATCTGAACTACGACACAACAGGGGCAATTGAAGAATTCCCAGTTGAGTTCCAAGTTCAGTATTGGGAAAGTACAACGACTACTTAATATCGTTATAAATAAAGGGGTAGAGGGGATTTCTCCTCTACCTTATTATTAAATGGAAAGAAACTATGGCAGACAACAGTAATCAAGGCATTAAATTATTCGGCTTCGAGATTCGTAGAGCTGGCGCACGTAAAGCGGCGGCTAAGAATCAACTTGATTCCATTGTACCACCAACGGATGATGATGGAGCAGGATACGTTACTGCATCAGGTTCTCACTTCGGTCAATATGTAAACCTAGACGGTGATGAATCTAAAGATAATATTGAACTAATTAGACAATATCGTGGAGTTGCTATGCACCCCGAAGTCGATGCGGCTATCGAAGATATTGTAAACGAAGCAGTTACCATTGAGGATAAAGGACTATCAGTCAAACTTGTTCTTGATGATGTTGAAGCTTCAGATAAGATTAAGAAAGAGATCCAACTAGAATTTGATACTGTATTAAATATGCTCAAATTCAACGATCTTGGACATGATATATTCAGACGTTTCTATGTAGATGGTCGTATGTATCATCACTTAGTCGTAAACGAATCAAACTTAAAAGCAGGTATTCAAGAGATCCGTCCTATTGATGCTACCAAGATCCGTAAGGTGAAGGAAGTTAAAACTAAGAAAGATCCACTAACAGGTGCAAAGATCGTTGAAAAGGTTGACGAACACTTCATCTATCAGGAGAAGCCCGGCGAAACAGTTAATGGAATTAAACTAACACCAGATAGTGTCAGCTATGTGACATCAGGACTATTGGATGAAAGCCGTAAGAAAGTAGTATCTTACTTACACAAAGCTCTAAAACCAATTAACCAATTGCGCATGATGGAAGACAGTTTGGTTATCTATCGTCTAGCACGTGCACCAGAACGTAGGATCTTCTACATTGATGTAGGAAATATGCCTAAAGGTAAGTCCGAAGAGTACATGAAAGGTATCATGACTCGTTATCGAAACAAATTGGTATATGATGCTAACACTGGTAAGCTTAAAGATGACCGTAAACATATGTCTATGTTGGAAGACTTCTGGCTACCAAGGCGTGAAGGTGGACGAGGTACGGAGATATCTACACTTCCAGGTGGAGAGAACTTAGGTCAAATTGATGACATCATTTACTTCCAAAAGCGTCTATATAGATCTTTAAACGTTCCTAGTTCAAGACTAGAGCAAGAGCAAGCAACTGGACTTCTAGGTAGATCCACAGAGATTAACCGTGACGAACTTAAGTTCCAGAAGTTTATCGACAGATTGCGCCGTAGGTTCTCTGCACTATTCCTTGAGATCTTACGTAAGCAACTTGTTCTTAAAGGAACTATTACCAACGAGGATTGGGAAGCATGGCGTAATGAAATGGTTGTGGACTATGTGTCTGATAACCATTTTGCGGAATTACGTAATGCAGAATTAGTTAGAGAAAGACTACAAACTCTAGATATGACACAACAGTATGTTGGTGAATTCTATTCTAAAGAGTGGGTCTTCAAAAATGTATTGAATCTATCTGACGATGAGATGGAAGATATGAAGAAACAAATGAAGCAAGAGGAAGCTGATGGCGAAACTATGCCAGACGAAGATGGTGATGAGGAATATGATCCACCTAAACCTGCTCCAGTTGAAGTGAAAGTTGTACCAGACGAGGAAGAAAAGAAACCACGTGTGGATACCGACAAACTTGAAAAAGATCCAAAAGATCCTAAACAAAAGAAGAAAGATGATAAATAATGGAAATGAATCAAACAGTACAAGACTTTATTAATCAAGTGCAAGAGAAAGACTTTGCCAAAGCAGAACCTACTTTTAAGGACATGATGACACAAAAGATTGGTGATGCTCTAGATGCAGAGAAAATTGCAGTTGCAAATGCGGTTCATAATGGTGTAGAGCCAGTAGAAGAACCAGTAGAAGAACCAGAAGCTTCAGTTGAACCCGAAGAAGAAATTAGTTCTGAATAAGAACAAATAGAGAATTCTATATGTATAAATAATAGTTGAAACAAAAGGTAACTATAATGAAGACTTTCACAGAAATACGTGAAAAAAGAAAGAAAGGTATGCCACCAGGTGAACATATCTTTGATACCAAAATTAAAGGTATCCACGTTATGGTACATAAAGAGAAGAACAAATTTGTCACATATGTTGACATGGAAAAGTTAGACACGTTCCGTGATTTAAACTCGGCTAAGAAGGCTGGTGCGGAATTTGTTAAACAGTTTAAAGGATAAACGATGAAACTTATCACAGAGTATACCGAAACCGATGTGCAGTGCATAGTCGAGGCTAACGATAAAGGCGAAAAGTCTTATGTTATCGAAGGTATCTTTGCGATGGCAGAATCGAAGAACCGTAACGGACGGATCTACCCCAAACCTATAATGGAAAAGGCAGTAGAAAAGTACGTAACGGATCAAGTAATGACTAAGAGAGCAGTTGGTGAGTTAAATCACCCCGAAGGTCCTACTGTTAACTTAGACAAAGTATCTCATCTTATTACTGATCTTCAATTTGAAGGTAATAATGTGATGGGTAAGGCACAGATATTAGATACTCCAATGGGAAAGATCGTAAAAGGTTTACTTGATGGTGGTGTTCAACTAGGTGTGTCAACTCGTGGTATGGGTAGTCTCGAACAGAGAAACGGCGTAACAATGGTCAAAGAAGACTTTATTCTTAATACAGTTGATATTGTACAAGATCCATCCGCCCCGCAAGCTTTCGTAAATGGAATAATGGAAGGCGTGGACTGGGTTTGGAATAACGGCGTAATCGAAGCAAGAGAAATTGAAAGAATGGAGACTGAAGTTAAAAAGGCTCCACGTGCTGATCTTTATGAGACACAGACACGTGAGTTCAAGAATTTCCTCTCGTTACTCAAAACAAAAAGCATGTAAAGGAGTACAGCATGTCTGAAGAAAATCAGATCACTGATGCAGAACTCCATGACGAGAACGTTGTGGAAGAAGCTCATGATCCTAAAAACGCTGAAGTTGCGTCTGTCGATTCTGTCGATAAAGCGGCTAAAGCTACAACACAGGCGGCGGCACCAAAGACCAAAGCTGGCATGATTAATGCAATGTACGGTAAAATGTCGAAGATGAAAAAAGCAGATCTTCAAGCATCTTACGGTAAAATGATGGGCGAAGAAGTAGAAGGCGAAGAAGCTGATGTAGTGGCAGAAGATGCAACTGCGGCAGTACAATTCGACTATACAACTGAACTTGACGCATTGGTTGAGTCTGAAGCAACTCTTTCAGAAGAGTTCAAGACTAAAACTGCCGTTATCTTTGAATCTGCTATCAAAACAAAACTTGCAGAAGAAATTGATCGTCTGGAAGAAACATACGCAACTGAATTGGCTGAAGAGTTATCTACACAGAAAACTGAATTGGCTGAGCAGGTTGATGGCTACCTAAACTATGTGGTTGAGACATGGGTTGAAGACAACAAAGTTGCTATTCAATCAGGTCTACGCACAGAAATCGCAGAAGGATTCATGGAGAAGTTGAAAGACGTATTCACTGAATCTTACATTGCAGTACCAGATGAGAAAGTTGACCTAGTTGACGATCTATCTGAGCAAGTTAAAGAGTTGGAAACAGCTATTAATGAGCGCACTGAAGAAGCAATGTCATTGTCTGTAGAGCTAGACACATTTAGACGTGAAGCAGTTATTGCTGAAGCATCTAAAGGTTTGGCTGATACCCAAGTTGAAAAACTAACTAAATTGGTTGAAGGATTTGAATTCCATGATGCTGAATCGTTTGCAGAAAAAGTTGCAATCGTGAAAGAAGCGAATTTCAAACCAGAAGCAATTGAATCCACTATCGCAGAAGAAACAGTAGACGAAGCATCAGATGCTATCGCTGAATCTACTTCAGACGTGATGCAAACCTACCTTTCTGCAATCAGAAAATCTCAAAAGTAAGAGGATACTCTAATGAACAATACATACGACAATCTAGTCGAAAAATGGAACCCGGTTCTCAATGAAGAAGCCGCTGGTTCTATCACAGACTCACACAAACGCTCGGTTACAGCCGCTCTTTTGGAAAACACTGAAAAGGCTCTTGCTGAAGAGCGTCAGTTGACAGAGGCCGCACCGACTAACTCAACAGGCGCAAACGTTGCAAACTGGGATCCAATTTTGATCTCACTAGTTCGTCGTGCCGCTCCAAACATGTTGGCATACGACTTAGCTGGTGTTCAGCCTATGTCAGGTCCAACAGGATTGATCTTCGCAATGAAGTCAAAGTACACATCACAAGGTGGTACAGAGGCTCTATTCAACGAAGCAGACACACGTTTCTCAGGTACACAAAACTCTGCGGCACAACCATCAAGCCCATCAGGTCTTGACGTAGCTAACGCAAATGATGCGGCAACAATCGACTCAGACCGTTTGACAGCACTTGCTGTTGGTGGTATGGCTACAGATTCTGCTGAAGCATTGGGCGATGCGGCAGGTAACGCATTCCCTGAGATGGGTTTCTCAATCGAAAAAGCAACAGTGACAGCGAAGTCACGTGCTTTGAAAGCTGAGTACTCACTAGAACTCGCACAAGACTTGAAAGCAATCCATGGTTTGGATGCTGAAACAGAATTGGCAAACATCTTGTCAACTGAAATCTTGTCAGAAATGAACCGTGAAGTTATCCGTACAATCAACTCACAAGCTAAATCAGGTGCACAACAGTCAAACGTTGCAGTACGTGGTATCTTTAACATGAGTACAGATTCTGATGGTCGTTGGTCTGCTGAGAAGTTCAAAGGTCTTATGGTACAAATTGAACGTGAAGCAAACGCAATTGCTAAAGAAACACGTAGAGGAAAAGGTAACGTAGTTATGTGTTCTTCTGATGTTGCTTCTGCATTGGCGGCGGCTGGCATGTTGGATTATGCTCCAGCGATCTCTGCTAACTTGAACGTAGATGACACAGGTAACTTGTTTGCTGGTGTTCTTAACGGACGTACAAAAGTGTACATCGATCCATATGCAACAGTAGACTACGTAACAGTAGGCTATAAAGGCACAAACCCATACGATGCTGGTGTATTCTATTGCCCATACGTTCCATTGACAATGATGAGAGCAGTTGGCGAAGATACATTCCAACCAAAAATCGGTTTCAAAACACGCTACGGCATGGTTTCTAACCCATTCGTTGGTGCAACTGCGGCTAACGGTCTTGCAACTGCTAAGACTAACCAGTACTACCGTATCTTCCGTGTAGACAACATCATGGTTTCTGCATAAACATAAAAAATGAGGTGGGGATTAAACCCCACCCACACAGGCTATCGCTTCTAGGTATCAACTAAGGCGGTAGCCTTTTTTTATGCCAAATACTCAGGTAGCTTATTTACTTTGTTTACGAATTGATGATATGCACTTGTAACCTTATAGTGGTTATAGAAGAAATGCTTCTTAAGTGTTTTCCATATCGATTTCTCTAACATAGGATATCCAAATGAAAGTACGATACATTCATAATGTCGATAGTTTCTACAAGTCTGTATGTTCCAAAACTTAGTTAGATCTAAATCTGTGTAAGGTTTTTGCCTTCTGAGTTGTTGTGGGGCTTCTTCATACAATGAATCGTCATATACAATATGCAACGTAATACCACCATCAGACCACCAAGGAATTGCACCACAAGGTCTTTCAACAGTATTAATAACATTATCATACCAATGGATATCACAATTAAGGTTATCTACATTTGATATGAATTCTTTCTTTTGTTCTTTGGTATTGAATAATACACCAATGTATCTGTGCTTAGAATCGTCATGGCCTTGACAGGATGTAAACGTTAAGTAACCCTTCTCATGTAACCCAAGCACAGCATCTTTAATCTCAGGTTCTAGGTTATTGTCTATGATGTCAGAATATTGGCTAACAAACGTACTAACATAGTTACCGTCTTCATCTTTAAAGCAATATGTTCTACCGTTGATCAGATGGTCATTACCCTTGACAAACATAGCATAACGATGACCATCTTCCGCAGTCTTACGAATAAGTTTGCTTGATTCATATTGGTGTTGGTATGGAACAACTATTTCATAGTGGGTCTTGAACAAGGATCTTTCCTAAATCTATTTTATCGAATAACGCATCATATCTATCTAGCTGAAGTTTACAATGCTTCTTTGCATTCTCATCAGGAGAGTCCATAGCCTCTAAGGTCTTTAACATATTATCCAATGAAATGGCGTTTGACTGTGCTCTACACAGTTCTTCGTTTGTTATATATTGCATAATGGAAAATCCTTTTCTAAACAGTAATCAATTTCTTGTTGAAGTGCATTAGAGTGCTTATGATCTAAACCTTCTACTTGCATAGCTAAATGCATATCGGCAGATACAAAGTCCCAATTGTAAGAACCATCGTCTTCGACATAGTCTCTGTCAAGTCTACCGATAATTTCAGCATATATTGGTTTAAACACTTTAAGTAGTTCGAAGTAGCTTTCGTTTATAGTAGGCATTGATTCGCTTTCTTTGTTGTTATACATATTTTATAGCATGCGATTCGTTAGATGTCAAGTGTTATTTTGTGTATAAATAGAGGTGAAGAGGAGATCTATATGACTATATGTACAGTGACACCAAGAGCAAATGAACAGATCAGTAGACTTTGTTCTGAAAACAAATGTGATGCAATTAGCCTAAACCTAAAAGGTGGTGGTTGCGCTGGGTTTGAATATGATTGGGGTACAATGATGGCAGACCAGATCGGACCTCAAGACGAAGTTATTGAATGTGATACAGGAAGATTTGTTATCAGTGTAGATAGTGTGATGTTTCTAATCGGAACTGAGGTTGATTATGTCCACAGTTTGACTGGAAGTAACTTTGAGATCAATAACCCAAATGCTAAGAGTAGTTGTGGATGTGGAGTCAGTGTAAACTTTGACTTAGACGCTATGACTATTCCACAATTTTAAGGAAACCCTATGGCAACTTTAACTAAGAACGAGAACTTCCTGCAGCCCACAGGATACAAAGTAAGTATTAATAGGAAGAATTATCCTAACCTTGAGTTCTTTGTGCAAGCAATTGTACACCCATCAGTATCTGTAGCGCAGACTGAGGTGCAATATTCTCGTGTTGCAGTGCATACACCTGGGGATAAGATCCTATACGATGAGTTGTCTTTAGAGTTACTATTAGACGAAAACTTGACTGGATATAAAGAAATGTACAGTTGGTTAGAACGTTTGGTTCTGCAATCTGAACAGAAAGCAACTGACAGCAATACAGTAGCTACAACTGCGGATATTACATTGTCAATATTGTCTAGTCACAATAACACAACTAACAAGTTTATCTATAGAGACTGCATTCCTACTTTGATTGGTGCAGTTAACTTAACAGCTAATGCGAGTGATGTGCAGTACATAACAGTACCTATCTCATTCAGTTTTACCTACTTTGACATCGTATAGATAAGGTATATAAAATGATTATGGAGTTTGATAATGAACCTAGAAACCGTTCTGGAAATGTGGAAAACCGATAGTGCTATTGAACAGTTTAACTTAGATGAGACTAGTAGAAATACACCAGTACTACACGCAAAGTATCTAGAACTTCTATCGATTGCAAAGTTGCAGTTGAAGAAGGCAGAACTTTCACAAAAATCCTTACTTAAAAAGAAATGGCTATACTATAATGGTAAGCTAACCCAAGATCAGATTGAAGATCTAGGTTGGGAATTCGATCCTTTCAATGGCTTAAAAGTCCTTAAGGGTGAGATGGATTACTATTATGATGCAGATACAGACATCCAAAAAACTGTAGAACTAATCACTCTACGAAAGACTAATGTTGAGGCGTTGACAGAGATTGTTACTAATCTTAATTGGAGACACCAAACAATCGGAAATATGATCAGGTGGAGGCAATTCGAGGCCGGTGGATAAACTAGTAATAACGCAGAAGAATCAATCTGTATGTCTTGTACATACTATACCAGGAATAGCAAATGAGTTAGTTGACTTTTTCTCATTCTATGTTCCGGGATATAAGTTCGTACCTTCTTATAGAAATAAGATGTGGGATGGTAAGATCCGTCTCTTTAATGCACAATCGTGTGAATTGCCTATTGGTCTTTTCTCATACGTACAGGAGTTTGCCAAAGCACGTGGATATGTGATTGAGGTAGAACATGATGCATACTATGGCAGACCAGACAGTACAAATGATATAGCCTTCGATGACTTAATTGACTTTGTGAAAGAGTTAACTTTGTCAAGTAGAGGTTCTCAGATTGCTCCAAGAGAGTATCAACTAGAGGCAATGGTTGAAGCAGTGCATCGAAAAAGAGCTATCCTACTATCACCGACAGGTTCTGGTAAGTCATTAATCATCTATATGCTGATGCGTTGGATGTTAGCCAATAGCACTAAAAAGGTGCTAATCATTGTCCCAACAACATCTTTAGTTCAACAGATGTATGCAGACTTCGAAGACTATTCTACATACGATGAGAGTTGGGATGTGGAGAATATGTGTCATAGGATCTACCAAGGGAAGCCTAAGATGAACATGAGCCAACGTGTCTTTATATCTACATGGCAGTCAATCTATAAACTACCAGGAGTTTGGTTTGAGCAGTTTGGTACAGTATTTGGTGATGAGGTTCATAACTTTAAGTCTAAATCATTAACAGGTATCATGAATAAGAGTAGAGAGGCTGAATATAGATTTGGTACGACTGGTACGTTAGATGGAACTAAGACACACAAACTTGTACTAGAGGGACTTTTTGGGCGTATATATAATGTTACAACCACCAAAAAGCTTCAAGACGATAACACACTGGCACCACTAGACATTAAGGTTCTATTGCTAAAGTATCCAGAAGAAGTTAGAAAAGCTTGGGGGAAGAAAGAATACCATCAAGAGATAGATTACATCGTTAAATGCGAAGCACGTAACAGATTGATTACAAACCTATCTTTAGACCAAAATGGTAACACACTAGTATTATTCCAATTTGTTGACAAGCACGGTAAAGTGCTCTATGATCAAATTAAGAATAAAGCACATAGTAAGCGTAAAGTGTTCTTTGTATCAGGTGAGACAGATACTAACGACAGAGAGCAGATACGTAAGATCGTTGAAACACAAAAGAATGCCATTATTGTTGCAAGTTTAGGAACCTTCTCTACTGGTATTAATATTAGAAACTTACATAACATAATCTTTGCATCACCATCTAAGAGTCAGATTAAAGTACAACAGTCTATAGGACGTGGATTAAGGAACTCTGATAACGGTGCGACTACAGTGTTATATGATATTGCGGATGATTTGCATTGGAAGAGTAAAAAGAACTACACACTACTACACTCGGCAGAACGTATTAAGATATATGCTAGAGAGTCGTTTAATTATAAAATATATGAAGTGGAACTAAAGATATGAGTGAGATAAGACAGTTTAAGTTAGTAGATGGATCTGAAATTGTCTGTGAGGTTTTAGAATGGAATGATGATAATAGTGAAGAGATTGTAATTCGTAATGCTTTAATCATTCAATATATGATAAAAGATGACAATAGATTATGTTCTATGCGCCCATGGATGCTATTGCAAGTACAGCACAATATGGTTTCAGTACTGAATGCAGGACACGTAACAATTGATGCACACCCTGCATCAGAGACTATAGATAACTACACAGAAACAGTTAAGTTTCTACAAATAGATCAAGAGGCATGGGATGAGTATGGGAAAGATCTAGTAGAAGAAGAAGCGGCTGAGAACATGAATGTAGTTACTGAAGAAGAGAAAGACAATATCATATCTTTCTTAAAGAATCGCAAGGACAAGTTGCACTAACCCTATCCCTACTTTCCGAAGATGGTCCTTTATTATACCATCGAAACACAAATCTGTCAACCCCCCAAATTACAAAAACTTCAACTATTTTATGATTGACAACCTATCCAATAATTGGTATAATAGGTCTACTGAAAAGGAGTAATAGATGGCACGAACTAAACGAGCCAGTATTCATTATGTAAACAATGCAGAGTTTTCATCCGCAGTTGTTGATTATGTGAAAACTGTCATGGAAGCAAAGACAAGTGAGAGTGTGTTACCTATCGTACCAGACTACATCGCTGAATGCTTTTTAAAGATTGCAGAGGGTCTATCCCACAAATCTAACTTCATTCGCTATACCTATCGTGAAGAGATGGTTATGGATGCTGTTGAGAATTGTCTACGTGCAATTGAAAACTACAATATAGAAGCCGCTACACGTACAGGTAAACCTAATGCATTTGCATACTTTACGCAGATCAGTTGGTATGCCTTTCTTCGGCGTATTGCAAAGGAAAAGAAACAACAAGATATTAAGTATAAGTATATGACATCTTCTGGTGTTGAAGCGTTTATGAGCATCGATATGTCCGAAGAGTTTAGCAAATTGGTTGGAACCAACTATGTTGACATTTTAAAAGATCGTATTGAAAAGGTTAAAGAAGCAGATGCGGTAGTTAAAGATCTTGTCAAATCAGAGAAGAAGCGTAAGAAACGAGAAGTCAAAGTTGATTCCGATCTTAGTGAGTTCCTAAGTGATAAGGACTAATAATGAAGATAGCGATTCTAAATGACACTCATTGTGGTGTGCGCAATAGTAATGACATATTTCTCAATAATGCTGAGAAGTTCTTTACTGATGTATTCTTTCCTCATCTTTTGGCACATGGTATTAAGCATATCGTGCATCTTGGTGATTACTTCGATAACAGGAAGTTTATTAATTTCAGTGCTCTTAACCGTAATCGTCAATACTTTCTTGCTAAACTAAGGGAGTATGGCATTACCATGGATATCATCTGTGGTAACCATGACACATTCTTTAAGAATACTAATGAACTGAATAGCTTGAAAGAGCTACTTGGTCACTATATGAATGAGATCCACATTGTACATAAACCTACAGTGATGGACTATGATGGTATGAAGATGGCACTGTTGCCTTGGATTTGTGATGAGAATGAAGCGGAAAGTCTAGACTTTATTGCAAACTGTAAAGCTGATATACTTGGCGGTCACTTAGAGCTACAAGGTTTTGATATGATGAAGGGTGTAGTAAACCCTAAAGGTATGGATCCTGCTCTATTCTCAAGGTTTGAGATGGTTATGTCTGGACACTTCCACACAAAATCGAATCAGGAGAACATTCATTACCTTGGATCACAGTTAGAATTCACATGGTCTGATGCTCATGACAATAAGTATTTCCATACATTAGACACTGAGACACGTGAGATTACAGAGATACGCAATCCCCATACGCTGTTTCATCGCATATACTATGACGATACCAAGGAAAACTTCGATGACTTTGATCTATCACAGGTAGACAATAAGTTTGTAAAGATTGTTGTAATAAACAAACTTGACCTCTTTACATTTGATCGATTTGTTGATAGAATACAAAATAGACCGATTCATGAACTGAAGATTGCTGAGAACTTTGTTGAGTTTCTTGGTGATGAAGTTTCAGACGAAGGCATATCAGTGGAAGAGACTTCTGTGTTGCTAGAGACGTATATCGAAAATGTTGAGACAGATCTTGACAAAGATAGACTAAAGATGGGCATGAGGGATCTATTTACTGAGGCTCAAGCATTGGAAATTGTATGACAACTATTATACACATTAACAGAAACATTATTCAACGTAACGCTAAACGTGACGAGAAGAAACCTGTTGTAAGAGTAGAACAGGGTCGTAACATTACATATTGTATGGAAGTTGACATTAAAGGTACATCTAAGATGGTTTATCGTCCAGATGCACCTAGACCTTGTGGTGCTAAACTATGGATTGAAACCGAAGCAGAAGTTGAGATGATAGGCGTAGCATGATCATATTTAAAACACTTAAGTATAAGAACCTATTATCTTCTGGTAACAACTGGACTACTGTTGACTTTGTTAAGACTAAATCTACTCTAGTTCTTGGTCACAATGGTGCAGGTAAGTCTACAATGCTAGACGGTATCTCTTTTGCTTTGTTTGGTAAACCACATCGTAATATCTCTAAAGGACAACTAGTAAACTCAATCAACAAGAAAGACTGTATGGTTGAGGTAGAGTTCTCTATTGGTAAAGTTGAGTGGAAAGTTATTCGTGGTGCTAAACCTAATGTGTTTGAGATCTACAAGGATGGGCATATGCTCAACCAAGCATCCCATTCACGTGAGTACCAAAAGATACTTGAACAGAACATTCTTAAACTTAATCACAAATCGTTCCATCAGATTGTAGTACTTGGTTCATCATCTTTTGTACCATTCATGCAATTGTCTTCACCACATCGCCGTGAAGTAATTGAAGATCTTTTGGATATTGGTGTATTCTCTAAGATGAATGGTCTGATTAAAGAAAAGAATGCATTGCTCAAAGATAACATCCGTGAGACTACATTTGAGATTGATCTATTTCAAGAGAAGATTGATTTACAGAAGAAGTATATACGAGAAGTTGAAAACCTTAGTGGTGAACAGATTACTCAGAATGAAGAACAGATTGATATGTCTCGTGAGAGTATTATGATGCTACAGGAAGAGAATGAAAAACTTGGTAAAGATATAGAAGCTTTATCTGATGGCCTACATGACAATCTAGGAACTGCTAACGACACCAAAACAAAACTGTTACATTTCCAAGCAACTATTTCACAGAAGATTAAGACAGTATGTGATGAGGCAAAGTTCTTTGATAATAACGATAACTGCCCTACATGCGAACAGGATATTGATGCGGATCTTAAAGGTGATAAACTTAAGAAAGCTAAAGCACGTGCAATTGAACTTAAAGAGGGCTTGAATAAGGCTAACGATGAGGCACGTATCATTGAAGAGAAGCTTAAAGATCTGAATGAAAAGGTTCAGACAATTGCTTTGAAAACAAATGAGAGTAATTCAAACAATCGTGAGATCTCTAGATTACAGTCGCATATCGGAGATCTTATAGCTAACATGGAAGTTATTCGTGGTAAGGATGGAGACATCTCTAAAGAACGTGATGTACTACAAACACTACATGATGATCGTGAGAGTGCATTTGAGACACGTATGGTGGATAATGAATCGTTAGCATACAACATTGCTATGAGTGAGATGCTTAAAGATACTGGTATTAAAACTAAGATCATTAAACAATACTTACCTATCATCAATAACCTAGTTAATCAATATCTACAAACACTAGACTTCTTTGTACACTTTAACTTGGATGAGAACTTTCATGAGACTATTCGATCAAGACATCGTGATACATTCTCATACGATTCGTTCTCTGAAGGTGAGAAGCAACGTATTGACCTAGCACTACTATTCACTTGGCGTATGATTGCTAAGATGAAGAATTCTGTGTCCACTAACCTATTGGTTCTTGACGAAACATTTGATAGTTCGTTAGATCATGAGGGGGTTGACAATCTAATGAAGATCATATATAGTCTTGGAGACGAAACAAATGTATTCGTTATCTCACATAAAGGCGAGATCTTAGACGGAAAGTTCGAACGGAAGGTTACCTTCTTTAAGGACAAAAACTTCAGTAAGATGAAGTAAACACTTGACATATAGCTCTACTTGGGCTATACTTATTACATTATAACTATGGAGTCCATACTATGGAACTATCTGAAACTACTTTATCTATCTTAAAGAACTATGCAGGAATCAATTCCAACATGGTGATTGAGCAAGGTAATACAATCCGAACAATTTCGGAAGCAACTAACATCTTGTCTTCTGCACAAATCGTTGAAGACTTCCCCACTACATTTGGGATCTATGACTTAAACTCATTTCTTGGGGTGCTATCTCTAGTCGATACACCTAACCTAGATTTCTCTGATGACTATCTTACAGTCAGTGATTCGTCTGGTAGGAGTAAGATCAAGTACTTCTACTCAGATCCTGAGATGTTGACTAAACCACGTAGGAACGTGAATATGCCAAGGGGTGATGTAAACTTTACATTAGATGCAGATACATTAGGTCGCATTAAACGTGCCGCATCTGCATTAGGTCATACTGAACTATCAATCACTGGTTCTAATGGTGTTCTTACACTGTCTGTAGTAGATGGTAAAAATGCTACTTCCAATGCATATTCTATTGACATAGTTGGTGATTTTGACCCTAGTGCTACATTTAACTTCATTGTTACTATTGCTAACCTACGGATAATCCCAGGAGACTATGAAGTATCCATTTCAACAAGAAACATATCGCACTTCAATAATAAAGAGCTTGGTCTCTCTTATTGGATTGCATTTGAAAAAACATCAACATACGGAGTTTAATGATGAGTAAAAATACCCCAACCCCAACACCCAATGAACATGCACAAGCTTATCAATTGATGGCTCAAATTGGTCGAAGTACCGTTGCTGTTATTGATGCTATTGTTCAACGTGGCGGTTTCCGTGGAGAAGAGCTATCAACGATTGGAACACTACGTGATCAATCTATTCAAGCTATTTCTATGTCTGAAGCATTTGAAGCAAAGGAAGGCACTTCGTAAACTGATGTTTACAACCACTCCAAACTATTATATAATGAAATCTTGATCATGGAGACTGTGAATGTCAAAAGACTTTTTATGGGTAGAGAAGTATCGCCCAAAGACTATAGAAGATACTATCCTACCAAAAGACCTAAAGAATACCTTCAAAGGTATTGTTGAAAGCGGTGAAGTTCCTAATATGCTCTTCACTGGTACAGCAGGTCTAGGTAAGACAACTGTAGCTAAAGCACTATGTAATGAACTAGACTTAGATTACATTTTAGTTAATGGATCTGAAGAAGGTAACATTGAAACCTTGCGTGGTAAGATTAAGCAATTTGCTTCGTCTGTATCATTGCAAGGTGGCTACAAAGTTGTTATTCTAGATGAGGCTGACTATTTAAACCCACAATCTACGCAACCAGCATTGCGTGGTTTTATAGAAGAGTTCTCGAATAATTGTCGGTTCATTCTGACGTGTAACTTCAAGAACCGTATCATCGAACCCCTACACTCACGTTGTGGTGTGTATGAATTTAATACAACTAAGAAACAAATGGCAGGGTTGGCAGAAGGTTTCCTAAAGCGTCTTTGTAGCATATTGAAGACCGAAGGTGTAACATATGAAACAAAAGAAGCGGCAGAGATTATACTTAAACACGCTCCCGATTGGCGGCGTATACTCAACGAAGCCCAAAGATCTGGAACAAGCGGGCACTTGGTTGTTGGCACTCGCATGGTGGGTACTAGTAATCAGTATAACGATCTCTTAGATCATCTGAAGACTAAGAACTTTAAGAAGATGCGTACATGGGTAGTTAACAATATTGATGTTGATGCTTCAGCTATCTTTCGTGGTATTTACGACTCTATGTCAGAGAAGGTAGCACCACAATCAATCCCTCAATTAGTATTGATCCTAGCTGATTATCAATACAAGAATGCCTTTGTCGCAGATCATGAGCTAAACGTTGTTGCATGTATGACTGAGATTATGGCTAACGTGGAGTTTACATAATGAAACTTGTACTATTTACCAAAGATCGTTGCGTGTATTGTCATATGCTTCAAGAGAAACTTGACACTTGGGGTGTGGATTATGAGATCTTAAACAATCATCCACTACCTAATGGTCACAAGACTTATCCACAGTTATATTATAAAGGTAAAGATGTTCAACAAGGACATTCTACAGACTTGACTGAATCTAAGTTAACTGATAGAATGGAACGGATAGAATGGCCTGGTATGGACGGTGGTATAGATGAGTAAAGCTTTAAGTCCTTTTGATTTCACAACTGCTATAAATCATAGCAAAAAGAACATTATGATTGATGATATGACCGAGAAGTCATATTCTTCTTTTATGATCAATAGATCATTAAGTTACTTTCCAGACACAGTTCGTGCGGCTAATGAAATGAACTTCTATCACCACCTAGACAGCAAACTACAATTTGATTTTCTTATAAATATCATCAGGAAACGGAAACGTTTCTCTAAATGGACGAAACCGTCCACTGAAAGTGATATTGATGCTGTCAAGGAATATTATGGGTATAATAACGAACTAGCCCGACAAGCTTTGACTCTATTGTCACCTGAGAAATTAACTATAATAAAGAATAAGGTGAATAAGGGTGGAAAACGAAGAAACTAAGATTGTGGAGTGGAACCCCAAGCATATGCTTGAAATCACTCTAAATGAACCAGATGACTTCCTTAAGATTAGGGAAACGTTGACTCGTATCGGTGTAGCTAGTAGGAAAGATAACAAACTATTTCAATCTTGTCATATTCTGCACAAACAGGGTAGATACTTTATCGTACACTTCAAGGAACTGTTCTTACTAGATGGTAAGAAGTCAAACTTGGAAGAGAACGATCTGGCTAGACGTAATACAATTGCAACTCTAATGTCCGATTGGGGTTTGGTTACAATTGTATCTGGTCAGAATGTAGAACCACTGGCGGCATTAAGACAGATTAAAATCATTCCCTTCAAAGAGAAGGTGAAGTGGGAACTATGTCCCAAGTACAACATAGGCAATAAGTAAAAATTAACAAATGACTAAATAAGGGCGTAGTGCAGATGATCTGGCTACTAACCCCTTCTTGCTTTACAGGAGAAACTATTATGATAAGCAAAACTACAGCCACAGGGCTATTTCCATCCGCCGCATTCGTAGGCTTTGATCACCTTTTTAAAGAATTGGATCATGTTACCAAACATGCCCATGATCATTACCCACCTCACAATATCCTCAAGACATCTGAGAGTGACTATCTTATTGAGTTAGCAGTCGCAGGTTTCAGTAAAGAGGGAATTGACATTGAGTTGCATGAACGGACATTAACTGTAACTGGAGAACACAAAACAAAAGGTCGTGAATACGTTCACCGTGGTATTTCCACTAAGAAGTTCAAACGCACCTTTAGGCTATCAGAACACGTGCAAGTGCACGGAGCCGATATTCAAGACGGTATTCTAGCAATTCAATTGAAGTTTATCATCCCAGAAGATCAGCGTCCTCGTAAAATCAATATTGGTTCAGAGGATAAACCTAATGCAACACATACTAACAGCCCATAGCTTTTCGATTCGGGCAATCGAAACAATTTTAGAAACTTTCAGATCTCTGAGAGCACATCATAAACATAAATCTCTAGTGCGTAAAACTATTAATGAGTTGAACAAACTAAGTAATGCAGACCTACAAGATATTGGTTTGTGTAGAGGTGATATTTACGGTATGGCTCATGGACACATTGATCATTTAAAGAACCGTATCAACTTCAGTGACGAATTTGTCGAAGCAGTTGAAGTAAACGCAAACTTAAAAGGATCAGTATAATGTCTACAGCAATTCTAAACTTCGTCAATGCCCCATTGAGTGGGTTATTTAGTGGCTTTAACGGCTTCTTTCTATCAGTAGGTAAGGCTCGTGCCGCATCCGAATTGCATAGAATGGGCTATTACGAAGAAGCTAAGTATCTCATGCTAACGGATAGTAAAGATCTATAAAGATAAAGAGGGGCTTAACAGCCCCTTTTTCATTTGACATTTGTGTCAATCTATTATATAATGTGACTAACAACTGAAGGATTCTAAATGTCATTTTACACATCTATCAACAAGTATGGTAATTCGCTATTATATCGGGGTTACAACGATAACGGTGCCGCTATAGAAAAGCGAATCAAGTATGAACCTACTTTGTATATTACGTCCCAAGACAAAGACAATCCACCTTGCCGTGGACTTGATGGATGGCCTCTACAGCCCAAACGGTTTCCTTCTATGCGTGAAGCCAATGACTTTCGTGACAAGTACAAAGAACTTGAGGCATTCAAGATCTATGGAAATCACAACTATGTCTCACAGTTTATCACTGAGCGTTTCCCCACAGATATCAAGTTTAAGAAAGAGTATGTAAACATTGTCAACTTCGATATTGAGGTTGCTTCTGAAGAAGGTTTCCCTAAGCCAGAAGATGCATTGTTTCCTGTTATCTCAATTGCCTTAAAATCTAGTAAGTCTCGTGTCTATCGTGTTTGGGGTCTTGATGACTATGATCACGAGAAGTCAGAACTTAAGATGGGTGATGACCTTATTCAATATACAAAGTGCGCAAGCGAAGAAGAGTTGCTTACAAAGTTTCTTGCATATTGGGAGAAGAATACACCTGATATCATTACAGGTTGGAACATCAAATTCTTTGACATACCTTACCTAGTAAATCGACTGTATCGTATCGGAAGCCCTGCGGCAGTTAAACGACTATCCCCTTGGAAGATGGTTAATGATCGTAACAAAACCATAATGGGTAGAGAGCATCAGTTCTACGATCTTATTGGTATTCAACAAGCCGACTATATGGAGTTGTTTAAGAAGTTTGGCTATAGCTATGGAACTCAAGAGTCCTATGCTCTAGATCATATTGCACACACAGTTCTAGGTGAACGTAAGTTATCCTATGAGGAGCATGGATCTCTTCATGAGTTGTATAAGAATGATCACCAAAAGTTCATTGACTATAACATCCGTGATGTTCAAGTTGTGGAGAGAATTGACGAGAAGATGGGGTTGATTGCCCTAGTTCTTACTATGACATATCGTGGTGGTGTTAACGTATCCGATACATTTGGTACAACTGCTATATGGGACTCGATCATCTATAGAAAGTTGTCACTAGACAATATCATCGTACCACCTATGCAAGATCATCCTAAGACATCTTACCCAGGTGGTTATGTTAAAGATCCTATGGTAGGTTCTCACGATTGGGTAGTATCTTTTGACTTGGCTTCACTGTATCCTAACTTAATTGTACAATATAACATGTCGCCTGAGACACTTATGCCCGGTATGTTAGACCATGGGGTTGAGCGTTACTTGAACGGAAGCCCTGCAGCGAGTGAATACTCAGTGGCGGCTAACGGATCTCAGTACCGTAAAGACAAGCAAGGTATTCTACCAAAGATCATTGTGGATTACTACGCAGAACGTAAATCTGTTAAGGGTAAGATGATTGAAGCCAAGAAACGTTTCGAGAAGACAGGCTCTATTGAAGACGAGAAACTTATCAACAATCTCGAAAACCAACAGATGGCTATTAAGATCTTACTCAACTCTTTGTATGGCGCATTAGGTAATAGATACTTCCGTTACTATGATTTGCGTATGGCAGAAGGTATCACATTGTCTGGTCAGTTGTCCATTATGTGGGCAGAGAAGGCTGTTAACAAAGAGATGAATTCTATTCTCAAAACAGAAGATGAAGACTATGTGATTGCAATTGACACCGACTCTCTATATGTTTCCTTCAATGATATTGTCAATAAGCTAGGTCTGAAGGATCCAGTCAAAGGTCTAGATAAGATATGTGAAGAGCATTTCGTCAAGAAGCTAGAAGTTGCTTATTCAGAACTCTTTACTCATATGAACGCTTACATGCCACGTATGGTTATGGAGCGTGAGGTTATCGCTAACCGTGGTATCTGGACTGCTAAGAAGAGATACATTCTAAACGTACACAACAACGAAGGTGTTCAATATGCTGAACCTAAACTTAAGATCATGGGCATTGAGGCTATCAAGTCTTCTACACCTATGGTTGTCCGTACCAAACTCAAAGAGATCTTTAAGGTTATCATTAGCGGAACGGAACAAACCACTCAGCAATATATCTCGGAATTCAGAAAAGAGTTTAATACACTTTCTCCCGAAGAAGTATCGTTTCCACGTGGAGTAAGTGATGTTGACAAGTGGATTGATATACCTACAAGTCGGAATGGTAATAAGCCATATAAGAAGTCTTGTCCTATACATGTGCGTGGTGCTATCAACTACAATAACGAGATAAAGCGTTTGGGACTAGACAAAAGATATGGCATTATCCAAAATGGTGAGAAGATCAAGTTTGCTTATATGCGACTTCCTAATCCTATCAAAGAGAATGCTATTGGATTTCCGCAGTACCTTCCTCAAGAGATGAAGCTACATAACTACATCGACTACGAGAAGCAGTTTGAGAAGACGTTCCTAGATCCTCTAGATCCTATTCTGTCTGCTATCGGTTGGCGGCATGAAGATACAATGACACTAGAGGAGTTTTTCGTATGAATTACATATTTGATGTTGATGGAACCCTTACACCTAGTAGAAATATGATGGATCCAGAGTTTCGTGAATTCTTTATCGATTGGGCAAAGGATCGTAGTGTTACACTAGTCACTGGATCTCCGAAAGAGATGACCATTGATCAGATTGGATTTGATCTGTGGGAGACTTTAAAATGCTATCAATGTTCTGGTAACGATGTTTACAATAAAGGAGTTGGTATCAAAACAAATGATTGGTCACTATCTCATGAAGCTAACCTTTTTCTACTTGACAAACTACACAGTTCAAGATATACTATGAGGACTGGTAATCATTTCGATCATCGGCCTGGGTTGTGTAACTTCAGTGTGGTTGGTAGGAATGCAGGTCCTCTTCAACGTCAAGATTACATTTGGTATGAAGAGATGTTCCAAGAACGCAAGGCTATTGCCGATGAGTTCAATTATAGATTTAAAGGTCACGTCATGGCTACAGTAGCAGGCGAGACTGGATTGGATATAACACCTGTTGGATGTGGCAAAGCTCAGATCTTACCAGACTTTGAAGGAGAGATAACCTTCTTTGGAGATAAGACTATGGTTGGTGGTAACGATCATGATATCGCTACCGCACTTAACTTTAAGAACGTAAATCAAGTAGATGATTGGAGACACACTTGGAAAATCTTGTCGAATTAATTGAACAATGGCATCATGACCGCAATTTGATTGAGGGTTCTACTGATAAAGATCAGTACCTTAAACTCATTCAAGAAGCAGGTGAGTTGTCAGATAGCATCTGTAAAGGTAAAGACATCCGTGATGATATCGGTGATATGATGGTGGTTCTAATTAACATCATGGCTCGTAATAACTTGTCTATGCAAGAATGTCTACAGGTGGCTTACGATGATATTAAAGATCGCAAAGGTCGTATGATTGATGGTGTCTTTGTGAAGGAAAGTGACCTAGTATAATGTACTCGTTGACAGTTTTCAAAAATCAGTATGATAACAAAACAGACAAGCGGATTGACTTCCAGTCTTGGGATGATTTTGTTGGACTATTGCGTAAACTGTCAACAACACCATCAGAAGGAAAGAAGCATGCAGAACTCATTTCACCAGCAATTTATAAACCAGATACTACTAGAGCCAACAAGAACGTATTGGCTTGGGGAAGTTGGTGTGCTATTGATGTTGACGATCATGTCTTCGAAGGGGATTTAGAAAATGAACTTAATGATAAGTATGGTGATCTTGATTATGTTGTGTATAGCACTGCTAGTAGTACGGACGTACATCCTAAGTTTCGGATTGTATTCAATCTTGAAACAGAGGTTGACGAACCTAGAATACGTCACTTCTGGTATGCCCTCAATAAGTGGTCAGATTCAATTGGAGATGCACAGACTAAAGACTTGTCTAGAATGTATTACATACCAGCTGACTACGCTAACGCTTTTAACTTCTTTTACGTTAACAGTGGTCGGCCTCTTGATGTGGAAGAGCTTCTAGCAACGCATCCATATGACAGTCGGCGTGATAGTAAGAACTTTATGGATAGACTGTCACCCGAATTACAGAAAGCAGTATTAGAACATCGTAAGAGTAGATTGACTAATACAGAATACTCGTGGTCTAGTTATCATGACTGCCCATTCTGGCCTAAGAACCTAGCCGCAGAATATGTAACAATCAATGAAACTGGTTGGTATTCTAAGATGTATGCTATAATGGTTAAGACAGCAGGGAATGCAAGCTATCGTGGATACCCAATTACCTCTGATCAGATAGCAGAGATGTGTTCTCAGTTTGACGCAGAGAATGGTAATTGGTATAACAATAGACCACTTCAAGTCGAAGCAGATCGTGCTTTGGAATATATCTACAAGAATGGAGTTATATGATTATGAATAGAGCAATTAGAATGCAATTGTCAAAGGCGGCACGTAGTCGCCGTAGTGAAACAAAACGAATTATAACAGAGAAGCAATTGAGGTTGTTTGCTCGTTTACGTAAATTTAGGAAAAAGGCTTAAACATGGACGCACTAACGATATGGATGGTGGTAGGATTTATATTCGCCGCTTACGCAGTAATAGCAAATGATTCTGTACAAACTTTGGGTACTTGGATAGCAAGTAATAATGAAAGATTTAGTTGGAAGACTATGTGGTTAGCCGCTTCTGGTGTTCTACTCTATACTCTTTGGTATGGTTGGTATATGAATGGTGGTGATATTAGTTATGGAAGACTTAATAAGATTCCATTTCAAGAAGTACAATGGTATCATGCACTAGCACCAGCAGTTCTTTTGCTATTGACCAGAGTAGGTGTTCCAGTATCTACATCGTTCTTAGTTCTATCGGCATTTGCATCTACATTCGTGTTAGAGAAAATGCTAATGAAATCCATGATGGGTTATGCTGTTGCCGCAGTTGCCGCTTATGCAATCTGGATGATTGTAAGTCGTATTCTAGATGAAACTAAAGATGTTAAACCAGAACATAAAGCATATTGGAGAATTGGTCAATGGATCACAACAGGTTTCTTATGGTTTACTTGGTTATCTCATGATGTAGCTAATATCGCAGTGTTCCTTCCAAGACAACTTGACATTTCATTGATGATTATGGTTAGTGTAGTCTTTGTTGGTGGTTTGGCATTCATGCTACGTGAAGGTGGTGGTAAGATCCAACAGATTGTTATTGAGAAGCACAACACACGTTATGTACGTTCTGCTACTATTATCGATGCAGTCTATTGGGCAATCCTATTCTTCTTTAAAGAGTTGAATGATATTCCTATGTCAACAACATGGGTGTTCGTGGGTCTCTTATGTGGACGTGAGTTAGCAATGGCTACATATACAGGTAAGGGAAAAATCAAGACAGTGTTTCCATTAATAGGTAAAGACTTCTTGAAGATGATGGTTGGGCTTGGTGCTTCGTTGGGAATCGTACTTACGATACATTACGTCCTAGTACCGAATGGATATTAATGGAATGCTAAAAACAGCATGGCGAATCTGGGCTAAAAGCCTTGGTGAAAAGGTAGGCGAAACGGATGCACAAGCAAATGCAGTAGCGGCTATCAGAACATTCTGGTGGGTTATCCACATCCTTACTTGCTTTGCTATTATTATACATAACACAAATAAACTAGGATGGTGGTAAATTATGATTGCAGGTAAAGTATGGGGTGGGACAGAACTAGTAGAAGCCAATGGTGCACTAGAGTTCCACCGAATTGAAATGAACAAAGGTGGAGTATGCTCTAAGCATCTCCACGAGTTTAAGTGGAATGGTTTTTATGTCGAGAGTGGTCGAATGCTTATTCGAGTATGGCAGAAAGATTATGATTTAGTTGATGAGACTATTCTAGATCCTGGGATGTACACTAAGGTAAAACCTGGGGTATATCATCAGTTTGAATGCCTTGAAGAAGGTGTTGCCTTTGAGTTGTATTGGGCAGAGTTTAATCATCAAGATATTAAAAGAGAAACTGTTGGTCATGCCTAAGAGCATTGCCATTGTTGGATATGGTTTCGTAGGTAAAGCTGTTGAACATGGCTTTACTTGCTTTGATAACAAATTACAATTAATAGATCCTAATCTAGGTACAGACGTTAATGATGTAGATCCTGATACGGATGCATCATTTGTTTGCGTACCCACACCATTTGGTGAAGATGGATCTATTGACGCTTCAACAGTTATAAGTGTAGTTACCAAACTTGCTTTGAGAACAAATGGACTTATCATTATTAAGTCTACAGTCATTCCAAGTATAGTTAAAGAGTTATCTGATAAGTGTGACAGGGTGGTTTACAATCCTGAGTTTCTTACAGAAAGAAACGCATTACACGACTTTGTCAATCCACCTATGCACATCTTTGGTGGGTCTGATTCGTCAACCGATGCTCTACACAAGTTATATAAAGAATCGAGTAAATGTAAACCGTGTCCAGTACATAAGATGACTGCACAAGATGCATCGTTTGTTAAGTATGGTGTCAATTCGTTTCTTGCCACAAAGGTTATGTGGTTCAACCAATTTAAGGAGTTGATTGATGGAAATGGGTCTGATTATGATACTATTATTAGTGCTATTGGTGCTGATGCGAGAGTACATTCTAGTCACACTATGGTTCCTGGCGAAGATGGTCGTTTTGGTTTTGGTGGTGCTTGCTTCCCTAAAGATACTAATGCCTTCAGTGCATTTGGTAATGGAACAATGTCAATACTTGATTTAGTGATTGAAGAGAACAACAAGATTCGTTCTCAATACGAATTAGATGAACGTGAAAAAGTTCAGAAAGTTGTTTACAAAGTCTCATAGATATGCTATACTGTGGCAAAGGAGACGAATATGAAAGTTATGATAACAGGTTGTGCAGGGTTTATTGGATACCATCTTGCTAACTCACTACTAGACGATGGTTATGAAGTTTGTGGATTAGATAACTTCAATCACTATTATGATGTTGCATTGAAGAATGCTAGATCTAAGAACTTACGTGAAAGAAGCTTTGAAGTATCTTATGTAGATCTTAAAGACAAACGTGGTCTTGATCACTTTGTGGGAAAGCACAAACCAGACATTGTCATGCACTTAGCCGCTTATGCAGGCGTAAGGCATTCTCTTAAAAACCCACAACAGTACATCGATAATAACTTAACTGGATCTCAAAACCTAATAGAGGTCTGTGAAAAGCACGGTGTTGAGAACATTGTCTATGCATCATCTTCATCAGTTATGGCAGGTAATCCTATGCCGCAAGATGAATATGAAAAGCTACCACGTGCTTTAAATCCATATTCGTTTACTAAAGCCGCCAATGAAGCACAGTTTATGTCTAGTCCTATTCGTAATACTGTAGGTCTTAGGTTCTTTACGGTTTACGGTCCTTGGGGTAGACCAGACATGGCATTGTTTAATTTTACTAAGAACATCGTCAGGGGATATCCTATTGAGTTGTATAACTTTGGCGATATGTCAAGAGACTTTACCTACATTGATGATATTGTACAAGGTATCAGAATTACATTGGATCACACATACACTCAGGGGTTACATCCTAATCATGAAGAGCACTATAATGAGATATTCAACATTGGCTATGGCAAACGTGT